ACAAAGGGGTGCACGTGCTCGCAGCTCCCCTTCTTCAGCCACATAGGGGTGTGAATATAGACACTTCGCATCATGCTCTTATGACCCAGGCGGCGCATGGTGGGTCGATAGGCTCTGCAGCGCGCGCCCTTGGGAGAGGGAAATGCAAACCCGGCTATGCCTATTGTTAACTATCGTCTAAAACCGAATTATTTACAATCTAAGTCTGATTTAAGACGTTAAAATATTATTTTGTATAAAACACTACAAAATAATAAAAATGTGTGGCTAATGTATATTACAATGACGCGCAGGCACGGCAGAAAAGGTAGAACTACCAGAAAAAACAGAAAGATGGCGGGTGGCGATGGCGAGGATGGTGACAATTATGATATGAATGTCGGTCTTCTGTTCGGAGGGATAGTTGTTATTAGTCTGGCGCTGGCCATTGGTCGTGTATAAATACTAAAAGATAGAACATGTGCGCATTTTATGAGAAAGTGTGGAAAAATTATATCTTTTCTTTATGTATAATGACCAAGTATTTAGTTGAGTTTTTAGGAACAATGCTCCTTGTATTTGTTATCTTTGCAACGGGCAACTGGCTTGCAATTGGTGCTGCCTTGGCGCTTGCAGTCTATTTAGGCGGCGCGATTTCGGGGGGCGCGTTCAACCCTGCTGTGGCAATTTCTCTCTATAGCGCCGGCAAGATAGCTAAGTCTGATGTGGTTCCGTATGTTATCGTTGAAATTCTCGGCGCTTTAGCTGGTTTCCATGCGTACAAGACTCTTGTTGTTAAGGCCTAAATATAGCAAAAAAATTAGTAAAAAGTATAGCAAAAGTTATAATATAATTTCTTACCTTATATTATAAATGCCAAAAAAATTAACAAGACACAGAAGAGCCAACAAGCGTGGAGGACAGACTGCACCCTATGTTGCTCCTGCCACCGCCCCTGCCGGAGTGTTGGATAACGTGACCACTGGAGTTAAAGATCAATTCAATCGCGCCAAAGAGTGGGCGGCTAACTTGTTGCCTAAGAGCGACCCAAATGCACCCTCAAGCTCATGGTTCGGAGGTAGAAGACGTTCGCGTGCCATGCGCGGCGGTAACGTGGACGCAAGTGATCCGCTAAGCTTAGCAACAACCGCGTCCCCTATTTCCGACATTAGCTCTGCTCGTGCTCACAACTGGGTTGGCGGGAGAACACGTACTCAAAAGCGTAGCCGAAGCCAGGGTCGCAGCCGCAGTCAACGTCGCAGCCGTACTCAAAGTCGTCGCCGCAGCCAAAGCCGTAGCCGCAAATACAGACGCGCGCGTCATTAAACTATTTGATATCTTTTTGATATCTATTTATTAGTATATTTTTAATTATAATAATGAATTATCTAACGGTAGTATATGTATAAGGCGTTGTTTGTTTTGTTACTCTGCATAGCATTGTTCTATGTTTATCAGTATATTCAGGAGGGTTTTGGAGGCCGTGGAGGCGGAGGTCGTGGAGGAAGAGGCATGGGACACGGAGGAAGAGGCGGAATAGGTAGAGGCGGAATAGGTAGAGGTGGATGGGGACGAGGTGGAGGATATTATGGTGGCCCAAGAAGAAGCGTTTTCTACTATCCAACCTATTTCCAAGATTACGACACGCCTGATGTATACATTTATCCGACGCAGACATCCTACGCAACCAGTTTCAACGACTATTTGCGATGGCTCTTTGGTTACCGATAAATTGACTAAAAGAAAAAGGAATATTCTATTCTACATTCCGAATAGAACGTTCGATGTATTTTATTTTCACCACCAACTAAATTTTTGGATATATTCCGGCGGATTTCTCCTCCTTTTCGTCATGATCGTCATGAACTGCTTTCACAATAATGAATAAATAATGATGAAATAACACATTGAGTCTTTTTAAATTCTCGCGAATATATATAGATTATAGATGTCTGTAGTATTAGATAACAGTGAAGATGCCGCGTCCGAACCAATAAGTGCGCCAGGCGCCAAAAGGGTTGCAGAGCGCGCATACTTTGTTGAGTATCTCATGCACTCCACCGTCTCGTACTTTAACAGAGGGTCCTATGGCATTGGATTCAAACTTAAATTAAATGATGTCGCAAAATCAAAATATCGGGTTTTGTCGTTAAATAATACAGCGGATACAGTTGTTTGCGACTGTTTGTTTATGAAATTGGTACCGCTTGACGGCAGTCCTTCTGACAAACCTCTTCTTGATGAGTTGAAACTATATACCACGCAAACAAGCGAATTTTTAGACGAAATTAAGGTTCAAGTTGATGTGTACAAAAAGACAAATACTCATTTAGAGGCTGTATGCCCGCCCATCTTATATGTGAATACGTTTAGTAATGTGGGCGATAAAGGCCCCGTATCCGTATTTTTAACGGACGTAATAAAACAGATGGATGAACGCTCAAGACCGACGATTGAATATATAAAAAACATGTATGATACGGCAAGAAATAATGGCGAGTCTCGACTAAAGTTGGGGGTTATTGTAATGGCATTTGCTGAAAACTATGATACTCTGTATAACGTTTTGAACAAAACGGAGCGCATTTATACAAAAATACATTATCAAATGCTGGCTGCATATGAACTTGTACGATTGTATAACATCGGTTACTTTCATGGCGATACTCACTTACACAATATACTGATAAACACCGACTATATTTACAAGGCAGATGATATAGATGATTTCTCAAATAGAGGCCGGTGTTTAATTATTGACTATGGAATGACATTCAAGGGGAAAAACATGAACAAAGATTATTCTTTTCAGGAAAAGTTGTCGCATATTGCACAAAAGGAAACGCCGCGCTCAAATCAAAGTGCATATACCTGGGCGGCATATCGGTGGATATTACCAATAGTAAATTTTCCTAACCTGAATACTATATTAGGAGAGCTTAATACTCGCATAACTGATTACCAAACAACAATGATGGAGTTTATAACAGAGCGTTATCCAAGTATCGTTGAAAATGTTCGCAAGATTAACGCAACTGCTAAACGCAACAGTGCGCTAACCGGAGGCAAGACGCTGGTCGGCAGTCAGATTGAATACGCTACACTCCCGCCCATGCAACAAACAAAGGACATTACAAAAGAGGGCGCAGTTGGCAAGCACGTCGCTCGCGCATATAACATAACCGGTGAACAGTTTGAACAGATATTTAATCCAGGTCATTTAAATATCAGTCAGATTGGAAATGAGTACGAGAACACCATGCAAAACGGCGAGTTGTCGCTTGAACAAATTGCATCGTCGCCGTTGGGCGGGCGCCGAAAACGTAAATATACACGAAAATGCAAACGCACGAAAAAATGCAAAGCAACGCGAAACCGTCGGCGCACACGTAGATGAATAACATTTTATTTTTCAACAACGACATTTTTTGAGATATTCCTGATTATTTTCTCCTCCTTTTCGGCGTCATTATCACCAGATCCACCAACCGATTCTATAATAATTTTGTTGTATTGATCCGAATATTTGGAATGATAAGTGCCACAATCGGGATGGGCCTCTTTAAATTTGGGCAACAAACGTTGGTTCTTGGATGCTACACGTTTTATTGCCTTTTTAATTTTGCTGTTATTCTCATCCTTTTCCCATTTATCTTCATCCTTAATGTACATTGTTTCTCTCTTTTTGTCCGTACAATGAACCGGTCGTTGCGTAACATCCAGTTCATTCAAATTCTTCACAATAATATTGGAGATTCCCTCTACATAACCCACTTCTCCAACCTTTTCCAAATCTGACAATTGCAGCTTAATGGATTCCACGAAATCCATTATATTCATCGCGTCCTTGCATGTTTCATTCAAGAAAAAATTCAGGTTGAATGCCTTGTTATGGGAATTTGTTGTGTTGTTAATTAGAGTATTATTTGTGCCATTTTTACACAACTCAATCATATGTTTTTGTAATTCTTGATTGTGATTCATCAATTCTTGATTTTGTTTTACAACCTCTAATACCATATTTGTTAGCAATTTTACATCAGATGCGCCGGTATCTTGGCTATTTGTCTCATTGCATTCTCCGCACTTTTTCTTATGCTTCCACAACCCCCCGTGTGTTTTAAAAACCTTTGAACACTCGCAAGCATACGTGAGGATTTTAATGACTTCCATTTCTTCCAAATTGTTTCCATTCGTCACTTTCTGATGCTTTGATGTAAGCAAATGTTTGTCATAATCTTTTTTGTTACATGTGTAATAGTAACACGATTCGCAACCAAATTTTTTTGGGATTTTTGGGGACAAAAATACTTCCATTCTCCTTAATATTGGAAGAGAAAAAATCCCTAAGCATTTATTTTTATAAAATATAATAAAATTTTATCGTCACAAAACAAAAATTACTTTTTCTGTGACCAGACCATAATTTTCACTTATGGTCACAAAACATGCATTTCGGGCAAAGTATTTTGGCAAATCCGTTTTTGGACATTTTTTTTGTCCATTTTCAATTTTCCCAAAATACTTTCCAAGTAAAAAACAGGTGTCTCTTCTACAGAGTGTAGCATCGCAATTTGCACAAAATTTCACTGACCCCCTACATTATGTAGTATTTCGCCACAAATAATCTGGCCCACCAACGGCAACCCAGTGGTACATCCAGGGCAGCCATGCGGCGCATCTTCCCGCGCAAACCCATATACAGGGTCCCACCAACACGAAGCACACACCCGATGCGCCCTTATGCAATTGTTCCGCAAACACCTTGCTGGTATAAGATAGCCCGTTTCCTCTAACAACTTGTGACACATACTACAAGATGATGACGACATTATAAGTTAGGTTAAATATGATTAACTTATAATATTTAAGTCTTTACCGAGACTTCTCCATAAAACGGTATAGAATGTATAACCCAACACCAGCCAAACTGGCAAAATATACTTGATCCATTATATCGTTGGACATAACAGGGGCCGCGTCCTGGGCGACACGCGTCTGAAACGTCTCCTTGCATCTTGCCTGTGTAACGGGATTTAGCCCACCAGGAAACGAACAAGGGTCGGTATTTTGAATATCCGCCAGCGTAACATAATGAGTCTCCGAGGAAGAGTTGTTGTTAACATCAATGGTCTGCATAGTTATTTCCTGGCAAGGAGGCGTAGATCCGGATGCGAATGCTCGCAAAATTGCAAACGGGTTTAAAACATTAAGGTTTCCCATTGCACCGGGGATCAGGCCCTTAAATTCCGAAAAATTTACACCTAATCCGCCAGATATAAACGGAATATTTCCCTCAGGCACATTGTTAACATAAATGTACCGGTTTGTTTGGTCGCATGTAGACGAGTCATTCGGGTCTGAACACTTATCTACAGCGGCACACTTTGCACCTGTCTGCAGGAAAAATTTGTTGCCTAAAGGGCCGCCTGTTGCGGATGCCTGACTATTGCCGGATACCAACAACTCAACGTACTGGATGAGCCCGTTGATATTGCGCGACATTTGCGGCAGAGTGCCCCTATCGCTCATACCAATATCGCTCGGCGTCCGAATATTCTTGTAGTACGGATATGTAGGACCAAGGAGTTTCTCTTCAACACCCTTCGCATCAGTTAATACATCTTGAAATATATTCGACATTATACTTAAAATATACAAATATATTTATTTTTCCTTTAAGTCGTTATATTTGTTATGCCGGCATGGGCGCGTTTTCATCGTCGTCCTCTGTAGTGCCAGATATATTGGGGGGCGGTCCGGCAGTAAGTTGTGTAGCGTAATCCTTTTGCGCGGCGACTAAAGTATTTACCTGGCCCTGTAAGGTCACTACATTCCCACTCAAGTCTTGCAGTTGTTGGTTCATACCCTGAACAGAGTCCAATCGTTGCTTTATATATGAGATATTTCCTGCATTTTGTTGAGCTAAAATGAGTGCATTTGAAGGATTGTTCATATCATATGGTTGATAGGACGAATCGGACGCATTATTCTCTAATCCTTCTACAATGTGGTTTGCTAAAACAATTTGATACCCGATTAATAGAATAAAAAATACTATCAATATATTTATCAAGGTCGGCATTAATATACAATAAGATTACTTTTTATTTTCTTCCATAATAATATAAATGTCAACAGCCGTTTACCCATTAGGTATGAAATCTATGCCTTCATCTGGATACAATCATAGAAGCACATATTTGAATAAACAATATATTACGTGGAAGGGAACTGGGGTAAATAGTAATCCGGTAGGAACGGCCCCCGGACACATTAGGCCTTTAACAAACAACGATTCTGGCAACGTGTTTCAAACTGGTTTCGGCTTGGCCCGCCCCATCAAGCATTTTAGAAAGGGCCGAGTTATTCCTCCGCAGCCAATAGAAAATTCTTCGGACAGATCCAACGACGAAACCGCGCAAATCAATTACAATATTAACCGTTACGTAAAGTCAAGCAAGGGCACTTCTCTTGGTGGCGGATTCGGCGGCTCAGGTTTGCTCAACGACATGCAGGATAAACCAGGCGCGTTTACCGTCAAATTGAACCCTCTGGGAGAGACGGATGGCGTTTCTCAACTGAACGCGGATTGCAAAACTTGCGAAGGTGTAGGAATCGTAGCAGATTACTATCCTAACAAAACATTCTTGCAGGAAAATCCCGAAGAAACCACGACCAATTACCCGAAATACGGGTTCTGCTGCAACGACGAAGTTAAAGCCAAGCGCCGGGCTATTTACGCCAGCACAAATCTTAAAAAGAATTACTATACGACAACGAAGCAGTACTTGCAAAATAGATGCAAGACTTACGACCAGAAGGCATTCAATTTCTTGTCGGTCAGAACGAATTTGACGGCGGACGTTTACCAAGCAAACCCCTACTACATACAGGTAAACGATGCCGACAAGCCAGGAGGACCGCTTGCCCTTGCAAACACCTATCTCGCGAATTGTCAGCCAAATGCGCAGATTTACGATGCAACCGAGAACGCATTGATCGCGCAAATGCTTACTCTTATGGTGAACGCAGGAATAATACCCGCGTCTACGGCCACAACCTTTAATACTCTCGGCATCAATACAATTCAGGGGTTCTGGGACTGGTTAAATACCCTACCTGCGGGCCAAAAGGCGCCGGCTATTCAATTGTTTAATGATTTTATCAGAAACCCTTATTCGGGCATGCCTCTTGCGGGCCCATCCAACCAAACCGGATGCCAGCTCGTTGTGTACAAGCCTAACAATTATCAATACGCGAAACAGGGTGCAGTCGACAGTTCTACACGCAATCTCAAGTTGAATGTCAATACTATTTCTACAAACGCGGCATCTATCCAGAATTACAACAACACAGGTCCTCTGCTTGTGAACGCGAATGAAATTTATGCAGGCAATGACCCGAATTTGATAAACTTGCAAAAGAATAAGGCGCCTACCTGCCATGCGCCGTTGCCGCTCAATTTCAGACAGTCGGGGCCGTTCCAGAACAAGAAGCGCTGCTACTACAAGCAGTTGCCGCAATTCCAGGTTCCAGCTGTTCAGCCAAGCCCATATCGTTACTATCCTGGTACCGTAACAAGTTCAAACCACTACTCTCAATCTCCGAACACATATAATACCCGCGGTCGTTCGGCGTAATTATCTATATTTGAAATATTAACTCGTATAAACATTTCAAATAGTTTAGTCTTGCTTTTAGTTTCAGTTGCCGCGATTATACTGCGGCACTATTTGTGATCTGCGGCATCCGTTTATCCGGGTCAACGTCATTGTATTGAATTCTGCCCTTTAGGTAAGCAGAATAGAAAATATTATCCTCTGTATTTGCAACAGTATAGATGTCAATAAGTTTTGTAATTATGAACAGAATATTTGTTACGAATGTAGATGTGGTTTGTTTGTCCAAGTAATAATCGGATACCACAAACCCACTCAAAATTGCGTTTGTTAAAAACAAGAATATTATGAAAAATCCACCGCGTTGGTAACATTTATCCAAAAAATGAATGCTTACCTGCTTCTCCTTTGGTAATAGCTCCAATGTCTTCCCGACAGAAACGTTGTCACTCGCAACATTGGCGCTAACCTCTAAATAATTGATGAGCGTGTTCTCTCTTCTAACTTCAACAAAATATAGTGCAAGAAAGCAGGCCAGTGTTACAAAGTTAACAACCACTCCAGAGGTGTATTTTTTGTTTTCCAACACTAAATTTTCCTTAAGTTCGCACACATGGTCCTCGCATTTTTGAGGAACAAATAGTATAAGGCACGTAGATATGACTACCCTGTATATTTCAAATGCAACGGTCGGTATAATGCCAATCTTTTGAGAGAAATCCTGGCTGCGGATATACTCACAACATCCCCCTTGTTTGGTGGCGGGTTTGCTCTCCGAAGAACTAATTTGCAGGACGGTGCTCTCGTCTACAATATCGTTGGATGATGACATATATTATATATTCTGCATATAAAATATATTAGTGTGCAAAATGTATGCATCACATCAAAAATCAACCTCCTTACTGATGGGTAAAAAGATGTTTGTCTTTTCTGTGAACCGGTTGCAAGGGATCTTGTACTTTTCACACCACGAAACCGACTTCTGAATGCTGGCCTTTTTCATAACTTCGGTTCGTTCGTCCTTATTCTTATTTTTCAACAAGTTTATTACTAAATTTAAAGAATCCAGTTGTTGCTGGCCAATTATAATATTCAGGTCGTTCAACTTTGTCGTAAAGTAATAAGGGATTTCCTGATCTACAATAGACGTTATGGTTCTGCTGTCTAATTTTTTTAGAAAGACTGCTAATCTAAAATAGGTCAATTTCAATAATTTATGTTTGCTTTCGTTATACTGAAAATTCTTGCAAATGACATATCTATCAAACGAGGTAACATTGCTTGTATTTGGTTTCAAAACGTACGTTTTCTCAAATAACGATGACAATGTAAATAATACGTCAACTACCGGTTTGTGAAAAACGTGGTTAATTTTTATAATACAGCACCCCCTGACCGCCTGGTTTCGCAAAATAACCATCATACTTTCAATTAGCGAATACATATACGCATTTAAATCCACCGTTTTTGTTTCCAGAAATAAAAAGTGAAACTTGCCGTCTCCAATAGATTTAATGGTGTCATCGTTTATTTCGTCATAGTACTGTATCTCGTCGCTATAGCTTTCGCGAAGCATTTCAAAACACTCAATTGTATCACTGCAGTTGGGAGTTACGTGCAGCGTTTTAATAGGTTCTGCTCTGTACGACTCCAGCACGTTTAGCGTTGTAATCACTTCAAGAAAATCATAGAACAAATTTGATTTCGGTTTCAATTTACTAACCGAGAAATTAGACCCGGGCACCTTAGAAAAAATGTATTCGTATGGGTTCACAAGACGCGCCAGCTCAGTTTGCATGTTGCACGACGGGTCATGTTCCTCCCTACAAATGCAAGCAATCTTTTGGTTTACATCAGCATAATAATTATATAGGCTTTGTGATAGGTATAGAAGGGGGTCGTGGTCGCTGCTATCTCTGGGACACACTTCAATATTATTGTGAATTTTTGGTAATATATAATAACTCATAGGTTTATTATTATATATTAGGCAATTTATTTAAGTTCGTTATTCAATATTATACTTAAGCGTCTTCGTCGTCATCGTCATCGTCACTTTCAATAACAAGGGCCTTTTTCGTGACCTTTTTCACGGCTTTTGCTTTTGATGCCTTGGTCGCCTTTGTGGGAATCGGTGTATCATCAATGGCGTCGGTAGCTGCAACAAGCAATAATTTTTTACTCAGCTTGCGAACCTTGGGTTTAATCGCGGCAACCTCTTCTACTGCAACTTCTTGAGCGTGTTTAGTCTCATCCACGCTTCTTGATGCTGCAGTATCCGCATACTCGCCAAGTTCAAGTTTCACATCATCTAAGTTAACCGTTCTAATTTTTTTATACACGAAATATCTGTTTAAGAACGAGATTTTCTTTTCGTACCCGCTCATAGATGACGCCTTCTCATAGTCCTTTGCCTTGAATTTATTCTTGGCAATTTCATCCATCATGTATAAGAATAGTTCGCTGAACAGGCCTGACCCGTCCGGTAGACCCATATCCTTGGCCTCATCGCGGGATACCAATTCAAACCCGTAGGCACTCATCACGCGGTTCAAATAGTCAAAGTTCACCAAGTATTCAGACACTGTTTGGTTAATAGATTCCTGGTACACATCAATTCTATAGCCAATAGAACTGGAGTTATCCTCAAATGTATCCGAACCATATCCACGCGTAACCTCCCAGATCTTTTTACCGTCTTCAACAATTTTAACGCTGTCTCCAGGAGCAGTTTTCCGAAGTTCATTAAACACCAATTTGCCGTCATATGCAGTTCCAATGAAATATCCGTTTTGTTTTGTGCACTCTGCAATATTTTTCATGAACCCCTTCAAGGTGTCCGGGTCCTCAAAGAAGTAATGTATCGCAAATTGGCAAGATGACACATTAAACCCGTCCACACCCTTGCCGTATTGTCGCGCGACTCCTTTGCCAATTTTGTCGGCATCCTTGGGGCCGTTACCAAATACCGCTGCCGTAACTTGTTTTGCGCGGTCACTCAACATGGCGCTTCCGTCTTTAATATTGTAGGCGCTGTTTCCGTTGACGAATAGCGCATAAGGCACATGCTTGTTGGTCTTTTTAGATTTTAGGAATCGCGCGCATGCACCATCAAGGCGATTTTCCAGATTATCCTTTGATATGTCAACACCGAAGACAAATGACAGCTTTGCATTAATCCACTTTGGCAAATCGCCCGCTTTACCGCATGCAAAGTCAACCAAAGTGTCCCCTTGCTTTGATGCACAGACTATCAGCATTTTCTTAACGTATAGATTATGAAAGTTCTTCATGGCCTCCGTCTTAAATTTTCCGGCAGACGCGTTGTAATATACGTCCTCGCTTACGCTTACATTCGGAATGTTTAATCCGGTTGATAACATGTACTCGTCAATTCTTCCACTTGGGTGAATTGATTTCCAGTTCTCATTGCACACCTTATAGGCGTTACCGTATTCCTTCTCACCTCGCCGCAACTTCGCAGTCTTATCGTGGCGGACTCTTAGAGGAATCCATCGCCACCCCTCCTCCTTGTCAAGGTCGTATCTAAACTCCACAATGGTGTTATCTTCAAACACGTCATTCTCCTCGGAGAACATTTTCTTACCACCTGCACCGTCCATGCGCAACATTATGTTACACAAACCGGCATTAGCGTCATATGGTTCCGTGGGGTAAAATCGCATAGGAACGTAGTCATTATCCTGGCGGTCTTCAAAGCGGGTACCGGCCTCGGGTAGCTTATCGTCAATTACGTCCTGGCACGGATTAATAAACCCATCCTTTGATTCTTTAAATCCGCACCGCAATTCTATCATTTTATACTCTTGGTATTGAACCGCGATGGTAGTGTTTGTCCCGTCTTCATATAATGACTTGATTACATCGTCTCCGTTGGGATTTTTGACCGTGGTAATTAAGAAGTCAATCGTGTTGTATTGCGGGGGCTTCCACTTGAAGGATTGTTCCCACGTTATCTTGGTCTTTGGTCCGGCCTTGCCGATTTCATCGGTTCCTACACCATAGTAGGCGTGTGTAAATATGAGTCCGTCCGTTGTGTATTCAAACCGCCCCTCGCGCTCTTTTTGCAAAATTGTGTCGCAACCGTCAAATATGGACTGCTTCTCGCTCATCGGAAAGAACTCCTTTACCGAGAATCGCATGGGGGAGTTTTGGTCGCGGTCTTGACCGGTTCGAGTTACAGGATTTTTCGCGTCATATTTTACGTTTATGATGGATACCGCATTTAAGTGTTGTTCAACATACTTGAGTATCTGGTATCGCGACTTATAAATGTCTTTTTCGCCGGCGGCCAACATGAACGTGTAAGCCCGCACGTCCTGGTTTTTAATATAATAAATATCAAATGCAGCATACAAGTTGATGAATTTCCCGTTTTTATCGTGCATAATCAATTCGCCGTCTAATATTGCATTAAAGCACTCCTGGTTAGCCGTCTTTGCGCCGGTAAATATAATGTCCATGTTTGTATTTATGAGGTAAATCTTGCCTTCATTTGAAATAAACATGAGGTGTCTGTCTCCGTCCGCCTTCTCTGTCACCACAAAGCCCTTGCGTATATTCACCTCGGTCGTATTCTCATCAAATGGCGCAATATTTTTAAGCTGCAGCGTAATTGAGTTGGGGCCAATGAAATTTTTACTGGAAATGAACCGGTTAGGTTCCTGTTCCTCCTTCCATATCATTTTCATATAAGAGTCGGTAACGACCTTTTGCTCAGGGTAAGAAACCGGATAGTTTGTTCCTTGGAGACCACTGAGGACGTACTTGATTACCTTTCTTAGCGAATCAACAATCATCTTGGGGTTATTGAATTTTGTTGTGGGGCCGATCTTTTTGTTATTGATCTCAATTTCAAGTTCAAAAACCTCTGGATTATTGAAGATGTTTGATTCCTCCAGTGTGTAGACGCGGATCATGGGTCCACGATTTTCGCGACCGTATCTATCCGGTGATCTGTTGCCAAACTTTGTTATGCTAACATCAACAATGAATGGATGGTCTGGGTGCTCAAAGGAAACGCGGTTAATAAAACGAAACTCCTTCTTTGATTTTCGCCAATTATCAATTACAAATGTCTTCAGACCCGCCTTTATTTTTTCTTCTGTTTGGTAGGAAACTCTAAAATTAAAATCGTCAAAGTCTACAGGGTATATCTTTTCCTTGTTAATGAACCCGGGTTTCTTATGTATAAAGTCAATGGAAACCGGATTAGAGTTGTAGAGTGATTTTAGATCGTTTGTTTTACAAAATTCTTGAATAACATGCAAACCCTTAATCTCCGTTCGGATATCGGACAACTTAAATCTGCCTGTTGCGCTATCAAGAAACTCACAATTTACGCGCATGTAGTACTCGCCATTGCTGTCACCGACCAGATTAAACCCGGATGATTTTAGCTTCTTGATTACATTGTCGTAGTCGTTGCGGGACAAACTTTTGACGCCCTTTGTGCCAAACCTTACTTCCAATTCGTGGTTGAGAGCGGGGTTGTAGCTATATGGGTTAACGTTGTAATACTGCTTTATTAGATCATCGAACCGGTCCTGTGGCGTCTTCCGCGTGTTAGTCATTTCCTTAATTTCTTCTTCGCTCACTTCACCTTCTTCTCGTCCTTCCCGAAAGATTTCGGCGGGGGCCATCACTACCGGTTGCTGTTGCTGCGGCGGCGGCTCTGTAGGGGACTGAGGTCGGTTGTCTATGTTAACCGGCTTTTCTACCTGTGAAGGTAGGCGCGAGTCCTTGCTGGATTCTGACGACCAATCTTTGCTGGGAGGCTTAGGCTTAAACTTAGATGCAGATGAGCTGGTATTGCTGGCGCTTTTACTATCGGCTTTACTCTCCTTTGGAAATACATCTCTTATTTCATCAATGCTTTTAACCAATGTATTTAAGCCCGGCTCGCCCATCGACTCAAGTTTATCCTCTAAATTAGCGATGACCGATTTACTTGCAGAACTCATTGTTATATTATACAAAGACATATTTTTAAATTGTTGTTCATTTTTTTTTATATTTCAATCTAAAAATATTGAACAATAGATTCGTACAAATCATTTTTGCTTTTATTCTTTCCGGTTTCCTTATTTGTTATTGCGATATCCAGTTTGCCGCATATATCAATAAGGTCCTGGAGTTTGTATGCCGATGCAGCCCTGATTGGTTTATCAACCACCTCTAATTTATAAAGAGTGTTTCTAATGACATCAAGAACCGGCGCCGTTGATAGTTCAAACCCATATTTTTTGTGATATTTGTTGGCCTGGGATTGTATTTCGCGTACAATATAAATCACTCCAGAGTCATTCATCATTGCCTCGTAATACGTCTTGTTACTAACATACACAACATTAATATTCTCAATTGCGCATAGGGAAAGGAACGTTTTTAGGCTTAGATTATCGTCATTTGCCAAGTTGCTCTCAAGATTGATAATGGTGTCAAACTTGTACATTTTGACAATATCCTTATTTTTTCTGATTACCGAAACCAGCTCAATTTTTTGTTGTTTTGCCACGAGCGAATTCTTATTATTCAGCGTTTCATAACTTGCGTCGCCATTTTTTAGAATATAGTAGCACCAAAAAAGGCTGTCTTGCTGCGCCGGAACAAATAGCGCGGGTTGGAAAGCGACCTTCTGAATGACTCGTGGTTTTTCGGCCTTGACTTGTTGCGATTGTGACGACAATTTCATCTTTAGTAGTTTATCAACATGACCTTCGTCTAAAATATAATCTTGTAATTCATCTAATACATCATTATATGCTAACATATTTACTTGCCTGCTATTATTTTGTGATTATCTTTAATATCTTTTGAGAAATATGTATTTCTGTAGTCGTCCTTCTGCTTTTCAATGGAGTTCAATGTGATCTCTTGGGTGGTCACGTACTTGATATATATCAATAGTTCATCAAGAATTCCCTTACTGATTTCTGTTAGATTGATGTGCACCCCATATTTATTTTCATTTAGTGTTACGTCATTGTGTCTATTGAGTATTCGGAGCACCTCAATCTGATTGAACTTGTTCATGTTCTCAATTGTTTCGCGGATATAGTTAAGCTCGCTGACCGAAAAATTATTTACGCTGTTTGTTGAAAGAATCGCCTCCATTTACTTGAATATAGGGCGTTGCTTTTAAACCTTTTTACGATGTTTCCTTTTCTTCCTCTTCATTTTCTTCCTCTTCCAAAGCTAAATAATATTCTATGTCATCGCCTGTCCAACCATTATTACTATATTCTTTCCACAATTCTTCAAAACAACATTGACACCATAATTTGTCGTCTTCTTCCTCCTTTGTTATAATATATATATTATCTTTGTTACAGTTTATTTCGCCATTGCATTCCTCACATATTCCAATATCCAGATTATTATTTTCTTGAATAGGTTCTTCGGGGTTCATTAATAAGGTAATATAATTATTTGTTTTTATATGATTTTCAATAAAAAACAAATGTACAGTTAAAATTTATACAATGGATGAAACAACCGGATGTTATAATTTGTCAGGTGAATGTTTGCATGGTTAAGGCTCAATAACAAGTCTTGGTTTTGCTTGTGGTTTTTGACGCGGGGTCTCCTTGTCGCGGACAAGCTCGCCAATAATGGAAATATATTTATCGTGTAGTTCAAATCGCTGACCAATCACCTTGACGTTCAGTTTGTCTCCCTCTTTAATTTCGTTAAACTGCGACGACGAATAATGGTGGTCCTTTGCGATAAATACAATAATCGGCGACGGGACTTCATTTGCACTTTCGCAGCGGATTCCGGCCTTTGTAATATTTTTAGCGACGCAGGGAATAAGCATTCCTTCAACTGGGAAACAAACGTCACACTCAAACACGGTTTCAAACATGATGCAATTTCCGCGCTCAATAGTTCCGCTTGAATGTGTAATGATTTGCGCCGAATTCGGTTTAATGTACCCCTCTACAACACACTTGCCTTCAAAATTCGTTTTGATGTTTTCTTCAATATTTTCCTTTAAATTCTTACTGATAGCGGTAATCGGCAAGACGAATTTTCTTGTAAGTAAACACCTGGAGTAAACAGACTGCATTCTGTTATCTCTCCTTCGTTTTTGTTGAGCAGGCCTCGCGATGGGTTCCATTATACTCTATATACATATTATCTTTTAATTAATATTTCATTCAATTTTATTTCCTTTTATTTCAACTATATTTAATTTTCAAATATACTTGAAACATCTTACTTCCGTTTACATTTGCTACGAAGTGAACGCATACTCTTGAACGTTTTTATTTCAAAATAAAATGATACGTTAAAAAACTTGTTAATCCAAACAATACGTCAATAAATAAATATATCCATGCATTTTTGTTTCCATTTATTGCATTGTACGAAAATAACAAATAAAGTAACGCATGAATCGGTCGTAAATTATTCCACCAAATTTTCTCACCAAAAACTTCAGCCCCCGTTTGTCTTGCGCCAGTTAAATAAATATAAATAAATCCAAACGCCGGCAGTAGTAATAAATATCCCATATATTTCAAAAATGTAACATTAATATTTTTAGCAATATATACAAGCAATAATCTTGTGCCAATACATCCAACTAAAAATAACAAAAACCGTTTTTGTATTGTATTCATATACATTTATACAATATAATAAATTATTTACATTGCATAAATTTGTATAAATTAGCTATTTGTTCCCTCATTTATACGAAAACAGTGTACAGTTTATGTATTAGCGCCATTTCGGGGGTAAGAAACCATTTCTTGCCGTCCTTTTGAATCGCATTGAAATACCTCAAAATAAACTCTTGAAGAACGCACAGCTCCACATGACCAATTGCATCACTTATAACATTTCCTTCTTCGTCTTTTTTGGCCCGCGTGTTTTCGGTAGTATACTTGGTCTCGCCGAGAATTTCGTTCAACTTTTGAATTGTTTTGATTTTGCCCGCCTCGTCGCATCGTGCACCCGTGTCGCGTTTTGCAGTAATCACCTTTGTCTTAAAAACCATGTAATTGTTATTTTTGCCGTATCCAATGAAGCCCACGATCTTATTATAGTTTTCAACGTTGAATATTAAAAACTCCTTCATATTCTTTGACATGTTAATTTCACGGTAATCTTCGGGCTCGGCTTCAGTCCATGTGTTGCGGTCATTTAGAACCATGAGAGCTGGACGGGTTAACTTGTACATGGCATATGCTTTGGCGCTGCCAGTATCAACGCTATTTGTTTCAAAATACATCTTCGCATACCATTCAACGGTGTTTTCCGTTATATTGTCTAATGAATACAGGTAATTTAATAGCGACAGTTTGTCGTCAAATAGCAGGAGATCTATCATGTGCGCAACCAAAAAGTTCGTAAACAATTTATCCTTTTTTGCTTCTGGGTATTCGGTGTACATTTTTCTTATAACAACGCCGCTGTGTTTATACCAGTCATCGTCTCCTCTGGGAACCTTCATTGATTTCTTGCTGTACTCAATGCTTTTATTGAAATTTATTTTCATTTCGTCAATTATTCGTTCTCCTTCTGGAAAGCTACCTGGTCCTTCTTCTTCTTCTTTCTCAATAACGAGTTTCGCCATATTTCTCTTATCAATAACCGGCTTCATAATATTTTGTTTAATTTCAAAATTAATCATGCTATGTTTGTAGTCAATTGGAACCGACCTGTCAAATATAGACGCATTTTTGTTTTGGAGCTCCACCGGCTGGAATAAATAGTATTCGCCAATATTTACCAGGCGCCCATTTCTGCCGTATTTGTCCGCAATAAATTCATTCTCGTCGTCAATCAGTTTCGTTAGTGCAGCATAAATTTGAATATACGGATATTCCTTGGGAGTTCTAATTTTTCTAAGTAGTACGTCCTTCTTGTAAAAGAAACTCTCCTTCATTAACATGCGGATGCGTTGCAAAATCTTCTCAAAATTCATGACGATAAAGGCCTCGCTGTACGTGTCCTCGTTTAGGTCCCCTTCTTCAATATCTTTATCTGGACGACAATCATAATTGCACTCGGCCATGTAGTCGCATGCGGGAGAAAATGGTGCGTCGCCAACCTTAAAATCGTTTAAAACTAATCCGGTTGATAGTTCTTGGGTGATTGACTCCTTGAGGAATTTGCTCATCGTTTTCTGAGTAAAACCGGTCTGATCGTGATTGATGATGCAATCAACCGCTGTTTCCTTTAAAACCCGGGTCACCTTACCAATCTGAACCGCCTTGAATTCTGCCACACGATATACGTACAAATCGGCGGCTTCTTCCTTGTTGTCTCCCAAAATAGAACCATACATGAAAATTTCCACATTGCGCTTCTCAAATGGCAGGTCCTTGTGTGACAAGTTACGGACGGCGCGGCCAATAACCTGTTCTGCGCGGTTTGTGTTGTACCAGGGGTCTAAAATATGAACTTGACGAATAAACTTCAAGTCTATGCCCTCGGATCCGGCCTTGGATATCAGCACAACCTTTACCTTATTTCCATCCTTGTTGTCTTCGTTGGTTAGTCCGTTGACTTCAAAGTTGTTATCGGGAGACAATCGCGAGTCTCCAGTAATCATCGCATAACGCGCGGGCTTAAAGTTCTTTTTATCGGCGGGCTTCTTCATTGTTCTAACATCTACGACATCAGTTGGTTTGTTTTTAAAGAGTGGTTTTGCTCCTTGATTACCGTAACGAGTAAAGCCCATTTCCTCCAGAGCCAATGCCATTGGAACTAATCCGCTGTCAATGTACTGTGAATAAATCAAAATGATTCCTTCAGAAACTGCTCCGGTTTCGGGGTTTACTATGCTGTCCAGGATACTTTTAATTTTTGCACTGTATGCGCCAATTGTATCGGCAGAGAAAATCCGACCATAATGTTCTATTGTGGAGGCCTTGTATTCAAAATCACCCTTTGTAGGCGGGGATTTGTTGTCTACAAAATTCATCATCCGCTCCAGCCCCTGTTTTCCAGTAAGTTGGCGTGGGTCAATCGTAATCTTATCTTTGGTGACACTGTCTTTACTGGTTGGCGTGCTGTCTCCCCCGTTTATCTCTCTATCTTGTGGCCCAGGTTCTTCTTCTATCTTTTCTTCTTCCTTCTCCATTTCTACAGGTTCCTCATCCTCATCCTCATTAGATGCAGACTCTGAAAAACTGGGAGCCAATTCTTCCGATAGTGATTCGGTGGGCATCCGGTCTAACGCGGCCTTTAACCCACGAATGGGGTAAGAAATAATAAGGGACTCAAGCGGCACTTGCAATAACGTGTATCCGAATGACTCCATATTCTCAAAACTTGGTAATTCCTTTACGATGCCAGTTCGTGTCGTTATTGAAAACTGTTTATTCCGCAGCTGATGAATAATATAGCGGTATGCACAGAATTGGCACTTTCCACATGTCTGACATTCGGCCAACTTTACCAGATACAAGCTCAAAATACGCTTCTTGTCTTCGTGCTTAATTTTTTTAAGGTTCATCTGATAAGAAGGGTATTGGATTGCAGGGAATGTGTGGTCCTTTGCAAATTCACTTGGATAAACTCGGTAAGGGAATGTATAAGGGTTTTCGCCTCTAACGAACGAAACATAGCCAGTAGCCTTCCTTGTCAGTATCTCCTCGCCATTCTTTTTAAAGTTACCATTTTTATCAAAAATATCCTTGGTTTCAATTCTACCTCTTCGGTCATTTGTATTCATTAGGTTAAGCATCCACACAATTTCCTTGTAACTATTGTACATGGGGGTAGCAGAGAGAAGTAAGAAACGCATGTTCTTCGCAGCCCGCACAAGTAACTCAAGATTGATGGCCACCTTTTTATTCGAATTATCGTCTGTTTTACGAATATTATGAACCTCGTCAATCACAATCAGTCTGTTGTCAAATTCGTTACGGAGGCGCTTAATAATTCTACTATTCAGTTCAATCTTAACGTCCTTAAGCATCTGTGTTTTTCGCTTTTCGTTAGTCCTCTTAGCACGCTGCTTCTCCATCTCCTCATTATAGTTCATAGTTTTGATAATGTAGTTTGCGAACTGCACGTAACCAAGGAAGATATAGTAGGTATTAATTATATTCTTGATTTGGCTTATTATCTTTTCTCTCGGCATTCCCTTCATATTCATCGGATTAATCTCCTGAAGCAACTTGTTGCCTGTGCACGCTCTAATATTCCAAAGGCCGTCTACCTCCTTTAGCTTTCTCTCGTCAAATAATTGTAGCTTAAAGTTGTCCTGTACGTTTTCGGAGGCAACAATTATGATTCGCTTTGTAATTCCCATCTGTTTCATATAGTCTCGCATTTCTTCGCAAACCCCAATGGCGCTGCATGTTTTACCTGTTCCTAATCCATGGTAAAGCAGTAAACTGTTATATGGCGTCTGAAAGGACATAAAGTTTTTCACAAATGCCTGATGAGGTTGCAATTCAAAATCAGCGTTTGCTAGAATATCCGCTTGCTCCTTAATTGATGTCTGGAAGTCTGGGCCTTCATACTTTGTATCGTTAAACTCTTTCTTGGTCGCAATTTTGACATTAAAAAGGGTATCGCTTAAGCTGGGATACAAAAACGGGTCTTCGTCTGGGTGCTCGTCAAGATAGTTTCGTTCTACCAGCTCTCGTTTGAGCAAAAACTTATTGCAATCTGGGGTATAGTAGTTTTCATCTGTGCAATTTAGTTTATCGTAGTCCGCTTCCAAGTCATCCGCTGGCATATCAGAAGCATTTAATACAGTGGAGTTGCTTGGCTGCTCAGAAGACGCTGTTGGAACAGACTCTTCATTTGCCACGGAACCCGGCTGCTCAACGCCCCTGGTTGAAACGGAGTCACTATTGGAATCATCTATAATTAGCCGTTTTGTTTTTTGTGGATTTTCTGTCATATTACTATATATTATGAATATAATCTATATTCTTGTAAAACTTTATTAATATTTGCAATTAACTGTTTTTTTTCTAAATTATATGGTCTTATAACTGCTAAACAATCGTCAATTGTTTTCCATTCCAATTTACTTACCTCGGTTATTTGAAAATTGTCAAGGTAATCTTCCATTTCGGCCATGTGTGCCAAAAAATATTTGTGTTTATATGATTTATAATTTGTTCCAATAAAGATCTCTTCAAACGGCAACACATTTTCCACAAGCGAAACTGCGCCTGCCGATATACCAGTCTCCTCTTCAAATTCTCTTAAGGCACATTCAACGTCCCGCTCCTTAAAATTGCGGCGCCCCTTGGGGAACTCCCACTCTGGTTCCAGCCAACTGGTCGTACTTCTCTGCACAATGTCGTTTAGGGTAACAATCTCATTGTTTATATTAACCCCCTCTCTAATTAACTCTATTTTCTTTAACGAGGCCATTTCCTCGTTTTTATATTGCCCGCTGTTTGTTCCTCCCCACATTGTTTTCCATAATTCGTCAAACGGTTTGGTTAAAATATTGTGCTTTTCCTCTACCGACATTTCATTTACAATATTTTGGATCTGGTAGATGTTGTACGGCGAATACTTGCCGCGGATAAAGTCAATATAACCAAAACTATCCTTCCGGCGTATCATTAAGAACTGTAGTCCGTATTCACTGTGTCTAAATACAACAACGCCGTAGCTGATGATAGGCAGTTTGCATTGATGAAACGAATGGCCTTGTTTGCCACAGTTATTACACGTGTTTGTATTTGCGTTGGGGTTTGCGTTTGGGGTTATATTCATGCTCATATTTGTATTCATATTTGTGGGTTTGTTCATATCAATATATCTATTATAATAATGGCATTATGTTTAAATGCTATTTTCAGTATTATTTTACGCGAATATAATATAATGTCCGGGAGTGGTTTGTTTAACTTAGGTTTGAATCAAAAACGTTTTGGTGGGAATAATAAAATAGCCACGGTTTCCGTTAAATTGGGCTCTACTAAGGGGAGAGGCTCATCTACGCGCATGTTTAACTGGTGTGTCAGAAATTCTCCAGCTCCCTCGTTGTGTATTAAATCATTTACAAATTTTTCGTAATAAATATCAAATAAATTAACCAAGAAACATATAGTTTAATACTCAATATTTTTATAGTATAAAATATTAATGCCGGCGGTATATTTAGACCCGAAAGTATGGGGGCCTCATTATTGGTTTTTTTTACATACACTAGCAATGACGTATCCCCATCACCCGAATGCCGTAACCAAAAAGAAGTATTATGAATTTATTCAGAATCTACCACTGTTTCTCCCAGTGGAGGAGATCTCAGGCGAGTTTAGTAAACTGATTGACAAATATCCAATTGCGCCATATCTGGACAATAGAGATTCCTTTGTTCGGTGGATGCACTTTATCCATAATAAGATCAACGAAAAACTTGAAAAGCCGCAGCTATCACTAAACGACTTCTTCATAAAATACTATGATGAGTACAAGTCGCACGATGAGAAGCTCGGGCAATATTACAAGATTAGAGAGAGAGTAATATATTTGGCGATAATCTTCGGGATTTCAGGTGCGATATATTATTTATACGACAAATAGAATTTTGCAGGGGGGCAATTTTAATATCTACGATATATATATTGTAAATATGAAAACAAATATGAAAACAAATATGAGAACCAGAACCAATATAAAAACCAGAACCAATATAAAAACCAAACAAGGCGGGAAGGTATTAGCCTCCGGTGGGTTTGGATGCGTATTCACTCCTGCGTTAAAATGCGAGGGAGCCGCACACAGAGAAAAGGGCAAGGTGTCCAAGTTAATGACCGAGAAGCACGCTATATCTGAATACAAGGAGATTAATGCCTTCAAGACCAAATTAGACACTATCAAGAACTACGAGGACTACTATTTGCTATATGATGCTACATTGTGTAAGCCTGCAGAGCTAACATCAGGCGATCTGACCGCATTCGCCAAGAAATGCACTGCGCTGCCCAAAAAAGATATAACAAAGAGAAATATCAACGATAATCGCGATAAATTGTTGATGTTAAACATGCCAAATGGCGGCATACCGGTTGACGACTTTTTATACACACGAGGTACAATTGAAAAAATGTCTTGTGTACATGCAAGTCTGGTTAACTTGTTAAAAAACGGAATTGTTCCCATGAATAAAAAAAACATATACCATTGCGACATAAAGGACTCAAATATATTGGTCCAGGAGACGGACACTGGCCTGAAAACGCGGCTTATTGATTGGGGGCTATCAACCGAATATGTTCCCTTTAAGGATGCGCCATTCCCGTCCACTTGGCGAAATAGACCACTCCAATTCAACGTGCCCTTTTCGGTAATTATTTTTTCCGACGATTTTATTGAAAAGTACACCGCATTTATTAAGGATGGTGGGGCCGCAGAGGAAGCACAGTTGAAGCCATTTGTGGAGGGGTTTGTTGTTTCCTGGATGAAGGAGAGAGGCGGCGGACATTACAAGTTTATAAATGAAATCATGTATATGCTATTTAGTGACAGCATAAAGGACGTCTCTGTGCGAGATATGCCACACGTCATAGAAACGCAAATAACAATGCCCTATATTGTTGACTACATTGTTAATGTGTTGGTCCATTTTACCGTATTTCGCAAGGATGGCACACTGAACCTGCGCGAGTATTTGGACAATGTGTTCGTTGAAATTGTGGATATTTATGGATTTATTAGTGCATATTATCCGATGCTTGAGATATTGCATACTAACAATTCGGCTTTGAGCAATGCGGAACACGACATCTTTAAACAGCTGAAGTTTATGTTTGTTGAATACTTATACAAGCCTCGTCACGAACCAATAGAAATGCGCGCATTGCTTGATGACCTAAAAATTTTAGGCGATACAATTGCAATTAGTGCGACGGGTAGAAAACGTGTTAGCCATCGGTCGGATACAGCTTCTGGCCTAAAAACACGAAAAAGAAGGGTCCTGCGTAGGAACGGGGCAATGTCATTTAAACAGCGTCCAAAATACAGGCGATTTAAAAACCCGGTTTTTCTGTCACCAAAATAAAATCTTGTAATACTGTATAACAATGAACGCTGAATTCAGTAAACTGTGCACCCCGGCCAAGATTTATTTTGCGATCGCGGTGATTTCCTCTGTTATTGCGCTATTTAGCGGAGTTAAGGTAATGGCGGTTGTTTTCAAGTTATTCTTCGCCTTCATCTGGACGTTCCTTTTAGGATGGTTGTGCCAGAAGGGATTTAGAGCTCTTTCGTGGTTTTTGGTTCTGTTGCCGTACATTTTTATTGCGTTGGCCATGTTTGGCATGTATAGAATGACTCACGGTCAGCAACAAATGATGAAGACTGTTCAATTACAAGGCGCGTATGGACAATAAATAGCTGTATAAGACTATTTGTATAGTTGTTGGTAAATTGAATAGGGTTCACTCTGTTCGGAGCAGGGTATTATTATTTTATATATATTTTATATCAGTAAAATATAGATGAGACTTGAAATATTTGTATTAGGATTAACCGCATTTTTTGTATATAACGCATACATGGATGGCAAATATACGAAAATGATGATGTCATTTAAAAAGTACTACAAAATGATATTTTACGTTTGTTTAGGCGTTGGCATATACGTATTATTAAAAAGAAACCCGAACCAGGGCAGGAGCATGCTGCTATACGCAAATAACATGGTCAAATTTATGCCTATTGACAAGACCTCTATGGACATGTTGAGCCCGATTATAGATTTCACCTCCAAAAACGAGACGGATGGCGAGAGCTTTATGGAGTCGTTTAATGGGGTAAGAGCGCCCGGGTTTTGCGGGGAGAGAAAAATCACAAGCTCGGGGAAAACCGGGACAAAGCGGTCTGTTAGCGAGACTAAAAAGAAGTACGTGGCTGCCAATCAGAACTGGAAATGTGGCAATTGCAAGTCCCAATTAGATCACACCTTTGAAATTGACCACAAAATACGATTAGAATATGGCGGGGGGAATGAGGTGGACAATTTAATTGCACTCTGTCGTAATTGTCACGGAAGAAAGACCGCCAGCGAAAATATGTAAGCACCGGGCTTCGCAACGAATTGTATATTTAGCATCTACGCAATGATTCGCTTAAAATGGTATTACTATAATAATAATAATAATTTGTTATAGTAATATAGTAAGATATGAATGCTGTTAAAACTGAAACTCCAACTCTTCCAAATATTTCTGATGTCAAAACCCCCAGTTCGATATATAAACTGCTGATTGTAATTGTAGTCTTGATTATTATATTGGTTTGTCTATTGGCGGGCTGGGGGACCCCGCTTTCATGGCTCTTTACGTCTGCTACATCGCGCACGAACGTTTTGTATGTTGTATTATTTGTTATGGGACTACTGGCGTTGACATTCATGCTGATGCCCGGGGTAAAAGAGATGGGCAACTTGTTTCGTCAACAAATGAAGGGCGCATTGTACGTGATTTTGTATACAGTTGGGTTAATATTGGCCTTTAACGGCACCTCCACAGAGACGATAAATAAATATGCAAAATTGATTACGCCACTTGCAATTGTGGCGACGATATTTGTTTTTTACAAGGGCTGGACTTCCAACGCCGAAGATGGATTCAATGTTAACTACGAGAGAATTAAAACAATGGTCCTTATGTTTTGCCTGTTCACAGTCTTTTGCGTCTTCTATACATATGATCCCGGGGGGTATATGACAGAGTATTTTGGCTACTCGTTTTTACTAACCATTGTACTGACGGCGTTTGCTATTGCGTATTTGATCATTATTCTAACCCTGCCCGACACAGTCAAGCAGCCAGCCGTCGGCGACAAAACAAGTAATTTCCTACAAAATTTTGGCGGATTTGGCATGTACAATGCGATTGCATTTTTATTGTTTATTATTGCGATTGTAATTGTAATTTCAACTTATCCAGGCGGGTTTTTTACGGACAAGACCGCTGCTGCAGGCGAAATTATACTTATACTTGCAATTTGCATAATCTGGGCATCGGTTATGGTTATCACACTGTTCCCAGAAACCCATACTGCGGTGGATACTGCGTCATCAAAGTACCAGGTTAATTATTGGAAACGAGCCCTGTTAGGTCTGTTTAGTGTTGTTATATCTGGGCTTGTTATTGGATGGATTGCCTACAATATTCAACATTTTACCGGAACAACTGGCATAGAAAGGTTTGTATTGAACATGCTGGTGATAACCGTTGTAATCGGCCTAATCTACAAAACCCTTTTTGTTAAGATACCAGGTGACGCCCCAAAGCAAAATTTGGTCTTTTCGCTTCTAACAAATGTAATCTTTTACATTCCCTGTTTATTTAGTGAATTGTTTGATTCTACCGAGAAGGGGTCTTTTTTGATGTTAGCACTCGCGGTTACGCTCCTGCTCGTCTATTTTAAGGGGCCGTCCGTGTTTAATACCGTGAACCTTCAGGGCGGAAAACAACTGGTCAATAAACCTGTAGGCACAGATTCTGTATATTCATTGGGCACCTACCAAGACTTAAATGGCAGCGACAAGTTTGACTACCAATACGCGATTTCATGCTGGGTCTTCTTAGAGTCGGCTCCCCCGAATACCAACTCATCTTATAACAAGTACACGTCTCTGTTAAATTTTGGCAAAAAACCAAACGTTCTTTATAATGGAGCAACAAATACGTTAATGGTGACTATGCATCAGAAGAATCTGAAGGATGTGACAAAGAATAAGTTAACGGATTTTGATGAAAATGGTAACAGGATCTTGTATAAGGGGTCAAACTTTCTCCTGCAAAAGTGGAACAATATTATCATCAACTATAGCGGCGGCATTTTGGACATCTTTATAAACGGGGAACTTGTAAAGTCGGATGTTGGTGTCGTCCCTTATTACACGCTTGATAGTCTCACCATTGGCGAGGATAATGGCGTAAAAGGAGGCATATGCAATGTTGTTTATTTTAACCGCGCGGTAACAACCGCAAATATTTCGTATTTGTACGACATGGTGAAGGATAAAACCCCGCCGGTTCTGAATGATTCAAACGAAACCATCTTGACGCAAAATGTGAATACAACGATTGCCTCGCTTGCGGCAGGCAGCTAAACAAATATATCAATAACGGTTATACAAAAACGGTTATACAATAGTATAATGAAATATGTATGAGTATTTCATTATTTTAGGTAGAAAATATCTTCTTCTATATTATACAATGAGCGCCTTAAGCATCGTAGTTACAGTTGTCGTAATTGTGCTTATTTTTATGATTTTGAGATACTTCCTTTCAGACCCGTATACTGTTCAAAATATGCAGGACGGAAAGATTTCTTCCACCATCCCTGCGGCCGCTTTAGCCACAAATGGCAGTGATGTTCCCTCCAGCAACTTTGCGTACTCGGTGTGGTTCTACGTTAATAACTGGAATTATCGTTATGGGGAGCCAAAGGTAATATTTGGTAGAATGGGTGCGCTTAGCGGAGACGGGGCTGGGTCTATAGACGGAGTTAACGGATTGGACCCCTGCCCGGCCGTTGTATTGGGTGCGGTTGAGAACAACATTTCCATTTCTTTAGGATGTTTCCCAGGAATAGATCAGCAGCCGACCACTCCTGGCGGTAAAACGGTTGTTCATACCTGCTCAGTGTCAAACGTGCCTATTCAGAAATGGGTTAATTTAGCCGTTAGCGTTTACGGCAGATCAATGGACGTCTATCTTGACGGTAAATTGGTTAGAACATGCTTGCTGCCCGGAGTCGCAAATATCAATAATAACGCCGATGTTCTTGTTACACCCAATGGTGGGTTTGAAGGGTGGACATCCAAGTTGCAGTATTACCCGAACTCTATTAATCCTCAGGAGGCGTGGAATATATACACTCAGGGATATTCCAGCTGGTCTGGTATGTTTAGCGCTTACCAAATTAAACTATCTTTAGTAGAAAACGGAAATACTCAAAGTAGTATAACAATTTAATTTCTGCAGTATTTAATTGCCGGCGTAATTAATTTTCTTATTTATTTATTATATATAAATGAATAACGACAATACATATAATTCCATTTCAACAACGCCCAGTGCTTTTGGAACCCGAGAATTCTTGGAATCAAATAGTTTAATAGCAAAGATCGCCTTTCTATTGCTGGTCGTATTTTTCTTTGTAATATTGTTGCGGATTGGCGTTTCTATCTTGGCTTACTTTTTCAAGCCAAATGAGTCGCCTCGGTTGATAGATGGTATGGTTGATGCTTCACAAATGCTCGTTTTTCCGCAGGACCCCAATAGCGTCGGCGCGGTCACGGTGTATCGGTCTGTGAATGCCACGGACGGCATTGAGTTCACATGGTCTGTGTGGATATACATTAACAATCTGAATAATAATGCTCAGACGTATAAGCACATCTTTAGCAAGGGAAATAGTGCATTAAAGGAGACTGGGCTGGTTCATCCAAATAATGCACCCGGCTTGTACATTGCACCAAATACCAACACTCTTGTGGTTATGATGAACACATTTGATGTTATTAACGAGGAAATATCTGTGCCCGATATCCCACTGAACAAGTGGGTGAATGTCATCATTAGATGCCAGAACACGACATTGGATGTCTATGTTAACGGAACCATTGCGAGAAGTGTTGACTTGGTCGGAATACCAAAGCAGAATTACGGCGACGTGTTTGTAGCTATGAATGGCGGGTTTGACGGTTATGTGTCCAATCTGTGGTACTATAACTATGCTTTAGGAACCGCTGCTATACAGAAAGTAACTACGGATGGCCCGAATACGAAGATGGTTGGCACTAATGGCATGAATGACAAGATTTTTGACTATTTGTCGCTGCGGTGGTTTTTCTATGGAGCAGGGGATTCGTTTAACCCGGCTGGACATGAAGGAGGGATGTAAAAACTAATTAGATTATTTATGGCAAATAAATAAATAACCTATATATAGATGTCTCGCGCATATGCATATAACCCAGTACCTACACGCGTTTGGAGTAGAGTACAAAATAAATGCACTTATGTAGACAGTTCAAATAACGCTTATTATCAATCTGTGTTTATTCCATTACCAGCTATTCCTTTTACGCAACAGCCGATGCCTCTTGCAGAGGCAAACTACCAGGACAGGTTGCTATATAAGGGGAACATTTTGCAGTACAAGGGTAACAGTTCGCGATTGACGAAAAAGCAACAGTATACGCAATTGGCAAAGGGGTTTGGACCTAATAGAACCAAAGTATTCGCTACACAGACGCAAACATATACAAATCCAAACACGACCGGACTGCAGCGCGTAAATTACACCACATATCCATTTCCGAATAACCTGGTTGGGAAGCCCAATAACATTTCGGGGCCGTTTCAATACGACGTTCCCAATCCCAATGGATGTCTTAACCCGGATGGGACTCCGAGCACTGCTCTACAGGACGGCGGTAGTCTTGTTTGCGGGACATATGCGAATCCTTGCACAGGTGAATTAATAAAGGCCAACAATGGCTCCGCCGCAATTTGCAACCCTGCGTCGGCATCGGATGTGCCAGGAACGTCATTTTTGTGCTGGAATAGACAGGTTCAAACATGGTTTCCCAGACAGCGGTATGTTATGAACAATAGCGGAACCAAGTGGCCAGAGGGCTACAAGGGTTTTGTTAGCGCTATAAAAATTAGCAGACCAATACTTTCAGCATCCGCAAGGTGTAGTCAAATATTATTATCTTGGGTGCAGCCGTATGCATGTGGGGTAATAACCGGTTATGATATTTACGTGAATGCCCGCCTATACACAACGGTTCCGCCGCAAACTACATCGTATGAATTTATTGAACCGGTCGGCAGTTATACTATTTATATATCAGCCACGTTCAATGTTGGCATACCAGTCCTCTCAAATAGCATTAACATATTAATTACACCTGGGGCGAGGCTTATTAGCGACCAAAACATCACGGCAACAAGTTACAACAATCTTGGATATAGTGGATTTATTATAAAAACAACGCTTCCGCCATCTACAACGGGTACGTCGGCTGGCACTGCAGTATTTACACTATGTGCCGAAGTAGATAATGTATCGCTTTTAATCGTTGGCGGCGGAGGAGGTGGCTCTTCGGGTTACAATGGCGGCGAGTTCCCTAATTCTGGGGGTGCCGGTGGAGGAGGTGGTGGGATTACATATGTTACTGGACTAACTACGCCAACGAATGTAGATATAACCATTGCGGTCGGCACAGGCGGGTCCATACGAGCTTGCAATCAGGGTCAGGGAGCATCGGCCGGATATCCAGGCGTTGCCTCCTCTGTTAGTATTCCTTCCGCAAGTCTAACTTCCGGCGGAGGTGGACCTGGTTACGGGGTAGGTGCTACAAGTATTGGCGGTGGGTTTGGCGGTTCCGCGACAACAACTGGTAGTAGTGGTGGAACAGATAATGGTTACGGCGGCGGAGGTGGCGGAGGCGCGTATGCAGCAAATGCAAATGCAAACGCATCTAAATTTGGAATAGGTGGAACAGGATATACTGTTAACGGAAACAACGGAACCGCCGGTGGAACAATTGTCGCAGGAAATGGAGGAGCCCAGTTTATAACCTCTATAACTCCAGGGTTTCAGGCAACACCAATTATTATAAGCGGTGGCGGAGGCGGTGGTGGGTCAACTCTTGGAGGTCTGGCCGGACACGGTTCCGGGGGAACCGGAAATGCTGCACCTACTGCTACAGGCCAAAGTGCAAGTAATTATGGTAGCGGGGGGGGTGGCGGGTCTCTTGGCTCTTGCGGCGGAACTGGTGGAAGCGGCGTTGTCATGATATGGTGGCCAAATTAAGCCCTTAGATTCGGGTTAATGCACAACTCTTGGCTTGGGAATATGTCTCCAGACATGCACTCGTCGTTTACGCCAACCTCTGCGCAAGTTCGGATCCCTCTATCTTCACCCACAAAACACCAGCCAGCTTTTCCGGCGGAATGGACGGAGCTTGGGGCCTCGTGAGCTTCATACTCGTCATTTGCGCCGCCTTGTTGCGATTGTTGAGACGTGTTGAGTGCCCGATTGAGCGCGTTGTTTGCAGTAACATCATGTTGCGGCACGGTTCCTTGCACAGATTGTCTTGGTAAGCTGCTTGGTGCACCGTTTGGCGTAATTTCTTGGACAGCGGTTAGTCCTGTATCAAGAACATTAGCGGTCCCTCCTACAACGGCCTTGGCGCCTTCGGCCGCAACATTTACAGCCTGACCTGCAACAGTTGCAGTTGTGCCGAATATTTTCTCCACAAGCGGGGCAAAGAAGCTTGTAACATCCTGTGTGCCGCGCGCCAAATAGGCAAAAATATTGAATCCTAAAAATGCTAAAATGAGAATAATAATTAGCCAAGTGCTGAAGGTGATGTTTGCAAGACCATCAAAAAACCCGCCTTCGTCTGTAGAACCATATGCGGTGATGGGTATTGGGGCCTCACTCGACTGTAAGATTGAATTTGATAAACTGTTCGAATTATCCATTATAATAAAAATATATATATTAATTTTTTTATTATAACCCTTTTTCCATCATATTATTTGAATGATAACAAATACAAGAATTGGTTCATATCCCCTAAAATAGTGTCGCGAATGTTGAACAAATCGGTGTTAAGCATTTTCTTCATAGCCGCGTTATCATTCAATGACACTAAATAGCTCTTGAATGCGGCAACTTCTCTCTTCAACTCCTCAATAGAATTTAAATCATTGAGACGTATAGTTTTGTCGCCCGTTAACTGCGTTCTCATGCCAGTTTTCCCTAAAAGAACCTCAACAAATGTATCCATATTTAGGTTGAATTTTGTGTACAAATCATCCGTCGCCTTGTGTGTAGGATAGCTTGTGGTTTTCCAATGAAACAACTTGATTAGTAAAAGCATTTCAAGAAATCTAACGGTGATTTCCTTTTGAAACGCAGCCAAGGACATGTCTGGGCGCATTTTGCGTGTTCCTTTGCCCCTTCCTCCCTTCCGTTTGTACGTCTTCTGCATTTATATTATTGGTACATATTTTATAATTATTATCATTGCTTGCGCGAGTCTCTCGTTATATTCTCGGTAAGAAGCTCTCTCCAAATGTGTTCATCTTCTCCAACTTCTCAATCGTTTTGTCCAGGTTAGACGACTTAGCATCCTTAAATAAATAGTCCATTCCAGGGGATTCTTCGTTCTTCTTAATTTGTTGATAAATCATGTTTGTCTTTTTCAGAATATTGCTCACCATTTCTTGCTGAGATGGCCGTATAATTTCATCATTGCTTACCAGGTCTTCGCATAACAATGAAATTGCAAAATACAGAATATTTCGCCTCTTTCTTTGACACCCCGGGCTATATTTCAGGGTAAATAACGAGAATAGCGCGTCCATCATTTTCTTAATAAACTTGGTTCGCTTTGCGGATTCGGTCAAGAATATGTCCCACATGATCCAAATGATATCCTTTTGCGATTTCGTCGCCACTTGTGAAAAATTTCGCCTTTCGCACTCAATTTTCTCTTTTTTAGCCTTGCATATGGTTTCAAACTCCATTATCCATTCCAACCAATAACAAGCATTCATAGTATTTTTACATTCGTCCGAAAGATTGTACGCGATTTCATTGATTGCGGGGAACAGTTCCTTAGGGTCTTCGTCCAAAAAGATACCTTGGGCGTATTTATTACTGAGGGCCTTAAATTTATCGCGCAGCTGTATCATATCAAAGTCTTCCTTTTTGATTTTGACTACATCAAAACTATGTTTGCGTTTTGCGTCACATAATATGCACATTATTTCGCAAAATAGCCTGCGTATTTTCTCGTTATTTCTCATTTGCAGCTCATTATCCGAATAGCCATTGTTAACAATATCCTTGAAGTTATTGATTCTTAGTTCCAAATAAATTGCAATTTTAGGGTTCCCTAAATGAATGTGTTTTGTGTAAAAATATAGAATAATTTCCCACAGGTCGCTATAATGACCCGCGCATATTAGTTCCGCACTCCAATAACAAGCTGGCTCTATTTTAGAGGCAATTAGACTGTTTAGCAGCTCCTTTTTGACGTCGGTTTTTTTAAATTTTGAAAATGATGTGCCTTTAAAATCACCGGCACCGCGTATGTCATTAATTTCTGAATCACTCATATATTTAGAATCTATACAAAAAAAATAACAACAATACATATAGATGAAACCACTAAACTCATTGACTAAATTCTACATAAAGTTATCAAATTTTGGAAAAGTATTGTTCTTTACGGCGGCCCTTTTAATTATGGTCGTTTTTTTTAAGGCACTCAAGCCGGTAAAGGAGGGCATGACAACGTCTGATAAGTTCTTATTCAAACAAGGGACTGCTGTATACGACGATTTTTATGCGAGCATTTACGATTATTTGGTTTTTAGCGGATTAAAGAACGACTTTGAGGTTGGCCAAATTATAAATAGCAGTGCACCCACGGAGGCCAGCATTATTGCGGACATTGGCTGTGGAACTGGTCATCAAACTGCCGTCCTTAGCGCAAAAGGATTAAATGTTATCGGCATTGACATTTCTCCATCCATGATTAACCAGGCCAAGGAAAACTTTCCAGACTTGAATTTTCGGGTGGGCGATGCACTTGACAATGGGCTCTTTAAGATGAACTCGCTCACTCACATTGTTTGTTTGTATTTTACAATATACTATTTTAAGGACAAGCGACACTTTTTTGATAATTGCATGGACTGGTTAATGCCCGGAGGCACTCTAATTGTCCATATTGTTGACCGCGAGTCGTTTGACCCGATCTTGCCGCCCGGCAACCCACTGTACATAGTTTCCCCGCAAAAATATGCAAAGGAGAGAATTACCAAAACCAAGATTGTGTTTAATGACTTTGAATATGCTGCGAATTTCAATTTGGATAAGGGCAGCGATATCGCCACATTTGAAGAGAAGTTCAAGTTTAACGACGGCAAGGTCCGCAAACAACAGCAAACGCTTTATATGGAGGATGCATCTGTCATTGTCAATTCCGCACAGGAATGCGGCTTCATTCTTCAAGGGAAGATAGACATGATAAAATGTGCCTACGAGAATCAATATTTGTACATCTTTACCAAGCCATCTTAGATGATTTATGATGTATGCCATCTATAATATGTATATGATGTATATGATGTATATGATGTATATGATGTATATGATGTATATGATGTATATAATTTGTGCATTTGCATAACTTATATAAAGGTTTCTTGCTTATTCCGTATAAGAAAGTATGGATTTTGCATTTGTGTTAATGTCTATTATTGCCCGCTTAAAACGGCGAGTAACATAGATGCCAGTTATTTAGCATGTTTTGAATAATTTGGTTGTCTATAAGATTAAAATCGTCAATTTTTATGCGGCATCATTATATCATTATGGAGGGCATTGACGCAGGAATTTTTAATACTTCGGGTGCACTACAACGCGAGGCCGACTCAATAGACTTCAATTTAGAAGTATTTATTGAGATTGCAAAGGGGAGCCATGTAAAATACGAATACGACAAGAAAAAGAAGGGTCTTGTATGCGACCGAGTATTGCGCACACCATTCAAGTACGGTTTTAACTATGGATTTATTCCGAATACGCTCAGCGAGGATAACGACCCAATTGATGTGGTGGTTATCATGGATGACGAACTCATCCCCGGATGTTATATATCATGTAGGCTCGTGGGAGTATTGGAGACAAAGGACGACGCCGGAGTAGACCCCAAACTTATTATGGTGCCCTCAACAAAGGTTGACCCGATGTATATATCCTGTAGAAATATGTATGACATTAACCCCTCCGTACGCGATAAGATCCGGTATTTTTTCTCTCATTACAAGGATTTGGAGGGTAAGAAGGTTGACGTGGGTCTGTTTAGAAACAAGGATGACGCGATTGCTATTTACAATGAAAGCGTCTCGCGGTTTGTTGACAAGGTAAACAGCCTGAGCGGTATGACTATTCTTGCGGTAGCCCCCACTGAAAATAATGCGGGCTCCAGTTAGTTATTTTACAAAAATTAAAACATACTAAATACTATGTTAGAATATTTATCTTACATATTATTTTTTACGACGATTACAATGATTTTCATTTATGCTTACATAAGGATAAAATTTGGATTCTGGGCCGTGCAGCCTGTATTTCATGTCTATAATATTGGCTACATGTTGAAGGCGCCTGGTATTATAGACGATTATTTGCCCGAGAAAAACAAATACACGAATTTCAAGAACATAGAGACTGTTGTGTTCTCTGAACTTACGTCATTGCAGACGCAGCGGTTTGTGGCCCTGATTCGGCAACACTACCTTCAGAACAAGGAAAATATATTCTCCCCCCAGGCTGAAAACATTGTTCCCTATTTAAGTGGCCATAACGCGAAAACGTTTGTATCCCTTTATACAGAAGACCATCATATGATGGACTTAAAAAAAGGCACTGTGGTAACAGGTGGGCAAATTATCGGCGCAATGACAACCAGACCCGTTTACGTGTCAATTAATAATGGCGATGCCGGTGCAAAATTTACTGCATATTACGTTGACTATTTGTGTGTTGACAAGGCGCATCGGAAAAAGGGGGTCGCGCCGCAGCTCATACAAACGCATCACTACAATCAGCGTCACATCAATAAAAATATTGTAGTTTCACTGTTTAAGAGAGAAGAAGAGCTAACTGGGATAGTCCCTTTATGCGTGTATTCAACCTATGGGTTCCGGGTGGACGAGTGGACGAAGCCTGCTGAACTATTGTCGGTATATAAATTGGTAGAGGTTAATGCACAAAACTTTTATCTTTTGTTCAATTTTATGGTTACACATAGTAAAAAGTTTGATATCATTATCAATTCGGAGACTACAAATATTATTGAATTAATTAAAACCAAGAATATTTTTATTTATATCATAATTGCGGATGACAATATCGTTGCTGCTTATTTCTTTAGAAAATCGTGTGTTCAGATTGAAAAGGGGATGGAGGTTCTGAGCTGCTTTGCGTCTATATCAAACACGGACGACAATATATTTATACAGGGGTTCAAGATAAGTTTTTGGAAAATAGCCGCTGAAAACTATTTTGGGTTTGCGGCAATCGAGGATATTTCAGATAACCACATTATAATAGAAAATATTATGCTTAAAACCCGCCCGCTGATCGTTAGCCCAACTGCCTATTTTTTTTATAATTTTGGATATCCAACCTTTAAAGCAAATAAGGTGCTCATAATTAATTAATTGCGCATGTATTGTTTTTATTTGGTGTCGCTGCCAACGCTTTCTACGTCACTTTCGCTGTCGCTTTTCTCTGCCTCTTCGCCACTCGCCTTTTTGCTTGTAGTACATTCCTCGCAGAACTTGCCCAATTCAATGTAGCGGCGTCTCTGCTCCTTGCTCAAGGTCTTGCACTTGCGCATCAAACTGTTTGTCAAGTTGAGATTCTTTGCGTCATTCTTCAAATCCTGTGGCGGGATAAAAATTTGTGGCCCGTCATCCATCAAGAAGATCTGGTTTTTCTTGTTGTAAAACAGGATGGGGTTGTCCTCCGCGTCCATTTCAATAACGCCGCAGGTGCAGTAATCAATGTGCTCTACCTCGTCGCCCTTCTTGCATCTGTTATCAAGAACGTCTACGTCGTTGATGTATTCCTCAAAAAAGTCCTGCGCCTGCTCTCTGCTGTCAAACATAAATATTTTTGGGAGATTAATTGTAATAGATGTCAGTCTTGTTCTTGTTGCCGCATCTTCGTAATAAAGGAAGTCGTAACATCCCTCGTGCTTGTTGTGAATAATGACGCATTTTACCATACTTTGTTACATTACCATAGCGTATTTGGTTTAAGTGGTTTATATATATATTTATTTATGCAACATATATATTGGGGTAATTTGATATAATTGGTATAATTTGATATAATTTGATATAATTGGTCTATCGGACATATTTTCCAGCTCTGACAAAGGTGTCAGCAATAAAGATAATGAAGATGCCGAGGAAGGAGTATAGCACAACCTCCTCTGTCACATTGTTGGTTCTCTCGTCCTGCTGGTCTTCCAAGAGAGAAATCATGTAGTTTAACTTTTGCAACAATACATCCTGACTCGGCGCCTCAACTGGCATGGCATAATTGGCCGTGTTGTAATAGGGGCGGTTGGCAACGGATTTCTCGGGGACGTATCCCGGGATGGTGCGCTTATAATACGCGTCGTTGGTTTTTTCGTTACCATAATTGCTGTAGTCGTTTAGGTCCAAATTGTCGGTCCCGTCATAATTCGGCTGCGGCGCACGCCCTAATGCCCTAAACATATCGTCGCTGTTGGTCGACATGTTCATCATTTGCTCCTTTTGAAGGAGGGGCTGTGTCTTCTGAACTCCAGCAGATTGCGGTTGCGGCGGTAGCTTGTATCCGGACCCATCGTCGTCATCGTCATCTGTATTATGAATCTGGCTCAATACGGAGTTCACCTTGTTCTTGTCAATATTCTCTTTAGGGTAGATTTTTTGTGTTCTACTATGCGTACGTCGTTTCTTATTTATTGGACTATTATCTTGATCATTATTAAGTGATTCGTCATTATTGTCATTAAATGGAGCTGCGAACATTGCTAAAGACATTCCTATTAAAAATTTAGATAATAATTTGAAAAAACGACTGAAATTATAATGAAAAAAAATTATATAGGAATATTAATATGGACTCTAAGTTGCTTAGTAAAACGAACATGGGGGGCGTGGCTACCATAATCCTTGTTATTCTGCTGTGCCAGGCAAGATTCTTTAATTTCATGGTTGGCACTACTTTAGGAAGAGCTGTGCTTGTTTTCCTTGTTTTAGGAATTACGTGCGCACATCACATTCTTGGTGTAATTTCGGTGTTGGCGATTATTGTGATATATAACCAAAGTAATGTGGATTACATGGAAGGTTTTACTAAAGGATCTGCGGACGGCATGTTGAAGGACGATGATAAGTTACCAAAGAAAATGGGTACCGCAGTTGTCAAGCCGGCTGACGCCAAGAAGCCTGCGACCATGCCTGTTGCCAAGCCAACTGTTGATGCCAAGAAGCCCGTAGCCCGCGAAGGCTTTAACCTAATTGACCGCGAGAGATTCATGCAGAGGGGCAAACGCTCAAGCGACCTTATTGGCGTTGCCGACACTCGCCAGCAGTCTGATGCAGTGGAACCCAATGACCCTTCTTGTTTTGCGGATCAGGCGGCACAGTTCTAAACATGCTTAATCCTTTTTATAGCGTGTAATTTTATAGCGTGTAATTTTATAGCGTGTAATTTTATAACGTATAATTATATATGAAACATTTACTATATAATTGTTTCCTGTTTTTACTGGTAATCATTTTTGCATATGTTAACTCCCTACATAATGTAGACGGTTTTACGCCAGGAGTTCGCGCATTTTATAGGCCAATTGTTAGAAGAACGCGTATGGTTGGAGAAGGGTTTTACAATAAAACATCCACGAATATTTCCAATCTTTTTAGAAAGTTCGGAATAATGTAAAAATATAATAACATGTTATTTTAGTACAATGAATCCTCCTCCGCAACAACAACCTGCTGGCACTCAACCTAATTTATTACCAGAACAGTTGGGTGGCAAGCCGACCATATTTACGCCCTTGTTAAACGGCGCCTCATATGTTAACCATCATATCATGTATTTAAACAACAGCAAGTTTTTTGCAGGAGTTATTATGATTCTCCTTAACATTGGCTCCAAATTTATTACAATTCAATTTAGCAAATCAACCGAGGAATATATGAAATATTCTGTAAGCAAGCAGATCTTAATATTTGCCATGGCCTGGATGGGTACCCGTGATATTTATGCGGCGCTCGGTCTCACCGCGGTATTTACTATTTTGTCGGACTTTTTATTCAACGAAGAGAGCTCAATGTGCATTGTCCCCCATCAATACCGATTACTTCACAAACTAATTGACACAAGCGGAGACGGAACAGTGTCAGACCAAGAATATGCTGCCGCAGTTGCGCTGTTGGAAAAGGCAAATAGAGAGAACCGCTCAAGGGCGCAAAAACAGGCCTACGCTAAATTTGACTTTTACAAGTACGATTATGGTCAGTAGACTGCACGATAATATTCATATTATTATGATGAAATAACATAATAATATACTTTGATACTTTTATAGGCGCTTCCTTGTCACGCGCCTGGCCTCAGCTCTACCTCGTTTTCTGGTTTCTCTCTTATTCGCACGTCGTCTTCTCGTTATTGCATGCTTGCGCATCCCACCCTTTCTGGTTTCTCTCTCCTTGTCTTTTCCAAACAGTTCTGGTCTTGAATAACTGTATTCCGGCATTATACTCGGTGGCGCGGCTCCGGCCATCTTTGACAGAATTTGTGATATTTTGAAGCGTCTTGCGGCGCACTTTAAGCTTCGCAACTTACTCGGCGGAGGATTGGTGCCTGGGTACAAATACATGTAAATAGTGATGTAATATGCGAGAGAGGATTCCGAGTCCCGCTTAAACAAATTGCCCATGTCTCGTCCTGGCATTAACATTTGTTGTTGTGGATACTGGGATGGATATTGGGGTTGATACTGCCCGCCTTCCTGGGGGGCACTCCTTTCGCGATTAAAGGCGCGAGTATTTATTCTGGGCGGTGCTGCAGTAGGCCCCTTCTTCGCCTTTGGTATAAATGATGAAGGGACGTTGCCGATATCAAAGCGCTCGGCAACTTCGTTTAATGTCACCCTGTACGCATTATTAAATGCCGATATCATTTTTTTGAGAGCATTTTCATTTGGAAGCCGGTTAGTGGCAGCAGACTTTGCATTGAACGTGCGCTGTAGTCTCGCGCACATACTCTGCCCCTGCGCCAGCATTAATAAACTACTTGACGAAAAAATAGCATCGAGTGTGTTGCAAAAGGAGGGTGAGTTTGGTCCTCCTCTATTCAAAATAACAAGAGCTGATATTAACATATTATACATATCTTCTTGGAGAGGGACCCATTCAGGGATAGGCTGGTCGGAAATGAAATTCTTTGTAAATAAGGCGCTAAAAACGACCATTTTTATATATAACGGAATTGCGTCTATCATATTGCTGCTATTAAACGCACATTTTTCGCCAAAAGTAATTAAATCATAGTGCGACCCGGTTTCACTCAAAAATATATATTTTACCGAGCGAATTTTATTTGGTCTTGGCGTTCGCACTTGATCCACAACGTAATTGTCTAATGCTATTGGAATAGAAATTAGAGGAATTAAGTTGGGCGCCGCGGCAGGTTTGGGGTCCGCACTGCTATAGTCATCCCATGTTTCGTTCTGGTCGTTCACGGTATCCTGCATCAAAACACGGATTGGAATGGCGCATATGTTCAACATCTCTGCCATCGCCCTTATAGCAATAGTGTCCGCCCAATAACTCGTACTTTCAATATAACCTTGCAGCCGTTGGTCATTCAAGCTCGCAAATGGTCTTTTATATGTGTCTTTTGATGCAGCATATGCGCCGCGGAATCTGCCTGGAGTCTCACTGTCAAGGGGGAATGGCGCTATATAGATAATACCATCTCCCGCGCGAGTGGATAGTTCGTTTCGCACCCAGATTACGTAGTCTACATAATTTGGTGGGTTTGAGGCGTCGCATCGGCGAGCAATCTCATCGTTTGCTTCATCTACAGACATTGCGCTCACGCGGAACATTTGTTCCTTTATAGGACCGTTGTTCACTATATAGCGATATACTGTTGTTCTTAGAGACTGAATATTGAAATCATTCGTAATTCCATATATGACATTACTATTCTTGCCTGCTATATCTGACTCCCTTATATATATTGTTTCAGTTATATCATTATCCGTTAGTTGGCGATTGTACTGATTTATAGCACACGATATCGCGTCAAAAAAACAATCGCCGTCGGTAACAGTTTGCTTTACATATAGACGGTTTATTGAGTCGGTCCATCGCTTTGGTGATATTGCAACATTTGTACCAGGTGGCGCTAATTTATTTCTGTAATTTTGTCCGCTGTGAACATATACCGAGTTGACCATATTATATAATTGGGCTAACGTTGTTCTAAATTGCGCAGTAGCTGGGCCATTTGGGGCTAAGATACGAGGGTTTCGTCCTGCATCAGGTACTTTTTGAAATACAAGGGATCGGTTTCGGTCTGGTATAAGGGGGCGGGTCACGTCCTCAACTTCAGCCTCAGTCGCAGGTTTGGAGGCAATTTCGTTAGTAATGGGTCTGTCTGCAATGACCAGAGCCCTTTCATCGGTAATGGCCCTGTCAGCAATGGCCAAGGGTTTTGTTAAAGAACCTGTCTCCAACTTTGCAGCCGGAACTGGAGCTGGAGCCGGAACGGGAGTAGGGACGCCAATTCCAGCTGCTATGCCTGCTCTTCTCAGCGCGGCGAGCTCCTGGTCCGCGCCTGCATTCGCATATGCAGCTATTCTTGGGTCAGTTATTCTATCGCGGTTAATAACGTCTTCCAACCTTACTTTTACGTCAATGTGCCACTCGTCGCTATCCGAATCTACGGCCGCAATTGTATATTTTTTTCCGCCAAGATTTATAACGGTCTCCGGCGGAAAAAGGGCGCGGAGTGTAATGTCAATGTTGTTGCGTATATACCCCTTGTTTGTCGCCTCTACTAAATTTTTTGCGGGGGTTTGGTTCAAACTGTTGATGAGCGACGCAAAATATCCCTTGTTGCAAAACTGTAGCTGCCTAATTGATTCGGGGGCTCTGTTTACCGCCTGGGTTGATAATTTTATCAAGGGGTTAAAAAATATGTTCGAATCATCTTCGCCACCCTTTGTCAGCGTCATTTTACCCGGATTGTAATTAATTTCTCCAAACCCAGGCACATTTGTTTTCAATTTGATCTTTAACCTGGTTGGCGGTTTTAAGTCCTCTTTGGGTTTTTCTTGGACCTTGTCTTTGTTTTTATCTTGGTTTTTTGAATCTGACATACTTATAATATTAATATATTATTATCCTATTAGTTTTCAAATAAAATTGATTTGGAAAGGAGGGCAAAGTGTAAAATACTAAATCTACAACTGATAAACTACAACTGTAAACCGGAATAAAATATAATGCAGGCAGAACCATTGCTAAAAATAGACGGTCTCGTTACTGGCATAATTATTAAACGACCTTCAAAAATTATAAAAACACCATATGTTGCCGATATCCGCATTGGCGACACTGATATAGAGACGCTGGGACATACCGCATCTCTTGGCTGCTGTGGGTTGGCCGATGTCGGCGCGACTATTCTAATGGCCCCTGTTCCTAAACCACGAAAGCCCACCGATAAAATTGCTTGTAAATACAAGGTATATCTCTCCATGATTAGGGAGCGAGACGCCTCAATAGTGATTGGAATCCATCCAAAGTTGGCCGAGGATTTAACCGAAGCGGCCCTCAAGAACAATCTTCTAACGCGTCTCCCGGGAGTGCGGCGATATAAAAGAGAGACGGCCATATATGTGGAGGGCAAGGTTGATTCGCGGTTTGATTTCAGCGGAATTGACTGCAACGGCGTGCCATTTATTATGGAGGTCAAAAATGTGCCGCTCGCCGATTACGAGGATATTACTGCAAAAGATAGAAAGGGCAAGTGTTACGATGACAGACCCTTAAATTCCAAGGTGGCCTACTTTCCCGACGGTTACAGAAAAAAAAGCACCGACACGGTGAGCCCGCGCGCACTGAAGCACATTCGCGAGCTTACCTTGATTAAACGCGAATCTAAAACTCGTTGTATTATGTGCTATGTAATACAACGAACAGACGTTGACCGCTTTCAGCCTTCCATTATTGACCCAGAATATAGGGCTGCAGTTAAGGAGGCAGTTGAAGCGGGAGTAGAAATAATTACCATGGTCGTTCAGTGGACCGTAGACGGGGCGGCCCACTTTGTTAGAGATGATTTACCTGTAATGATATAGGCGTGAAATTAGATTAATTATGTCTTCTTCTGCGATTTTTTTTAGTTCTATTTTTTCTACGTAGTTTAGTTTGCCTTGTTTTGTATTTTCTTCCGCCCGATTTCTTAGGAGGCTTCACATTGGGCGCAAACCATCCATCAGACAGACCATGTGCGGCTGCCGGGTCTATTCCATGTGTTGCGTTCGGATACAGAGGATCCGCTCCTTTGCGTTGTATATTCGCCAATACTTGTTTTAGCGTTTCTTGTTCAAACGGTTTTACTATGCGGTCTTGTGCGGTTTGAAAAAATCTATAATAAAAATCGTTCGTTGGACGATTCCTGGAGGAGACATGTTCAGTCCTAATAATCGTCGTCTTTGGCAGGGTGCCAAGAGCTACTATTGTAAACTCCGCGCCGGAGCCAGGCTTAGCTCCGTTGAACACAGCTAAAAATTGGTGTATAAGATGCGGTTCGCCAGGCACGAATTGTCTACCATCGAATGACACTTGTCTACTAAAGTATGCTAGTCTATACTTTGTTCCTATTTCTAGTTGGTCTAGCCTTAATTCACCTGCTTCTGGTATTTGTTGTCCGCTGGTAGCCATTATATATATATGTAACAAAATATACGTAACACATGTATCAGACGATTACATTTTCAATGTAAATTTTTTTGTTTTGGAGTGCCCGTGCCCGTGTTTTTTTCTGGCCGCATTTGCTAAAATAAACGCCGGTTTACGATGATTACATCCCTTCTCCAATATACTATAATCCACTGCCGCCGCCTTTCCTCCTGTGATTGAACTTGCCAATCGCGCTACACCCCACGATTGCGCGGTTTGGTTTGGCCGAGATCCGGATGAAAAATAGGCGCCTTCGCCCTTTCTTATAATCTGCTTCAATGCGTCTATTGAACATCCGGTGGCATTAGATAGCTCCTTATTCGGGACAATTTTATCTACGTTATAAATCCTGCGCGCGTTCTTTACGTGTTCGGATGTCTTATTTTTGTAAGACGGTAGACGCTTTCTTGTATAGAACGCACCCTTTTTATACAGCTTCCGGGACTTCTTTAACATGGCAATTTGGGCTCGTTTATCCTTAGCAGATAGGGATTTAGGCACGTATCTAATCGGCAGGCTACTTTGGGTCATTGCTATTATACAGTAACAAAAAAATACACGAAATGCTGCAAACAAAAAAAATACAACCCATTGAATATTTACGTGTGTAAAAATAATAGTGTTCTGCTTATATATATTACTTCATTATGTGCGCTTATTTGTTTGCATGTTTGTGGGAATATTTATCATGTATGTCATGCGCTAATGACGCAAACAATATATCATATCAACCTGTTGACAATGACATAATCATTAAAAATATACAACAATTTGGTATCATATAGCATCATTTTATTCTAAATGTAATTAATTATCTTATAGCAAATAAAATGTGGACGTACAGTTCATATATGATTATTTGGGTGGTTGCTTACCATTATAAATGCAGACATTCTTGAAGTCGTCCACGAGTTCTTGTGGGATACAGTTGAAGTCTACCAGTTGCCGGTTTAGCTCGTACTGTGCGTAATAGTGTGCGTTTCCGTTGATTTTTTTCTTAAATGCCTCTGGGTCCTCTGCGCACTTTTGCGCTGTTTTGGGGCCACACTTTGGAAAGGCCGACGGGATGTTGTCGCTCGTATCTCCCATTATAATCTTAATCTCCAGGTCAAGCTTTGGATTGCCAGTTGACCCTTTGCCTTCCGCAATATTTTTGTAGGCAAGGTTGTAGATATGAACATTTGGCGCACTCAACTGCAAATAGTCTCGGTCGCTGGTAATAATGTATATGTGACAGGCAGGGTATTTATTCAGGACATGTTTCACCGAAATGGCAATACAGTCATCGGCTTCCAGCTTTGGGTGGTATAGGATCGCTTTTGCGCCGCCCTTATAAAACAGTTCCTCTGCGTAGGCCATTTTAAAGAATGGCCCGCCCATAAAGCCCTCTTGCGTGCGGGTTCCCTTGTATTTGTCAAAGAGTTCCATTCTCCATATATTTTCTCTCTTGCAGTCCTTGCCGACAATCATAATTGGGTTCACCGTCTTGTCTAATTTCAACTTCTTGCGAATTAGCAGCAAATTATCTACATGGGTCTTCCTGAATTTTTCAACGAACAGCTCGTTTTTAAACGGGTCCTCTAATGGGTCGTCTGGGTTTGAAATTTTCCACCAATTTAACAGCGCAAAGTATCTATAAAAGTTATAGTAACTGCCGTCAACAAATATAAACGTGGGGTCCATTGTGGATGATTCAAATTGGTTGTTCATAATAAATACTATGCTTGAAAAGTATTTAATTTGTTTCAATTTTATTTACTTATATTTGATAATATCTATTGCCGTGTATTTAGGGTCGCGCGCTTATAGTAATCCGAACATATAGACAGATTGAACATGACATTATGCAGTTCATGCGAATATTCAACTGACGACCTTGCCTGCGAGTTTGCCACATTGACAAAGTGTATATGCAGGTGATATGTTGAGGGGTCGTAGTGAAAAAACATTTTCAGGTTCTGTTCGTCAATATGGTACTTGTCGCGTATAACCCGAATAGTTTCGCGCTTCATGTGCTCCAGGAGTGGAATATGTTCGGCAGTTAGCGACCTGATTGACCTGAGCGATTTGTCTGTTGGTAGGCACAGCACGTGTAGTTCGTCGGCGTTTACAGTATCCCACGTATAGGTTGGAATTATTACGCAATGTTCGTCTCTATACAATATTGCGTCTTGTTCGGCGACTCCGTCCAGAATATTGTAAATCCATGCGTCTTTGGCGGTATCGCGTTGGTCTATAGTTTGTATGTATTCCGCGTACGTTTCTCTCTTCAATTTCTTTTCACGATTGGCCATCTTTGTTTTGTCTGTGCAGACAATTAGTTCGCCGGACATTTCGGCGGTTGCAGCATACTTATCGTAGATATCGTTTTTTAAAATTGCATTTGTTCGCACGATCCCGGCAAAGTTTAGTACCTTTGATGGTATAAATTGGTAGTGTATGTTCGCAATAGTTGACTGCATATGTGTGTATAATATGTTGTGTTGTTTTTAAACAAGTTGGCTACATATTGTTTTGTGGGCCTATAATGAAAATATCATGTTTTTACCCTGGAAAGTATTTTGGGAAAATTGAAATTGGACAAAAAAAATGTCCAAAAACGGATTTGCGAAAAAAGTCTCTCCGAAATACATGTTTTGTGAGCATAATTGAAATTTATGGTCTGGTCACCAAAAAAATAATTTTCAATTTGTGACGGTAAATTTTTTTATTATTTGTGGAAAACTGGCTTAAATTTATTTTCTATTGCTAATGTATGACAACGATTGACAACGAATCTTTAGTAAAAGTTAGTACGGGTTTTAAGTGCGATGTTTGTAAGTATACTACATCACGAAAATACAATTTAGACCTTCACATGGACAGCATAAAACACAAAAACAACGTTTTAACAACAAATCACAACGAACCTTTAGTAAATGTTAGTAAAAACTATCAATGCCAAAATTGCACGAAAGAATTCAACGATAGAGCGGGGTTATGGAGGCACAAAAAAAAGTGCAGTGTAGTTGAACAATGCGACGACAATGAAGTTAAAAACAACACATCTGACAAAGACGAACTAATCACCTACCTCATGAAAGAAAACCAAGAGTTCAAAAACTTAATCCTTGAAATTGTAAAGAAGGACACATATAATCAGAGCACGACTAATAATAATAATAACACTACAAATAACACAAACTCTCATAACAAGGCGTTTAACCTGAACTTCTTCTTAAACGAAACATGCAAGGATGCAATGAATATTATGGATTTCGTTGACTCTATTAAGCTGCAATTGTCAGATTTGGAAAAGGTGGGAGAATTGGGGTATGTTGAAGGAATATCAAACATAATTGTGAAGAATCTAAATGAACTGGATGTTACTCAACGACCGGTTCATTGTACGGATAAAAAGAGAGAAACCATGTATATCAGAGATGAAGATAAATGGGAAAAGGATGAATCAAATAGCAAAATTAAAAAGGCAATAAAACGGGTGGCATCCAAGAACCAAAGATTGTTACCCAAGTTTAAAGAAGCACATCCGGATTGTGGCACTTACCATTCCAAATATTCGGATCAATATAACAAAATTATTATAGAATCTGTGGGTGGCTCCGGTGACAATGATGCAGAAAAGGAGGAGAAGATAATACGGAATATCTCCAAAAATGTTGTTGTTGATAAAGGCCCGTCGTTATAAGTGGGAGCATGATATGCGTTTTACACCTTTTCTCATTTCAAACGCCCATTTTACAGGACAAAAAAACAAGAAAAGGCATAAAATCAATAGTAGGAATTTCACCTACGATGGTCTTACTTTTTCCTCTTCTGTTTTTATACTTGAAGAGGTGAAAGACGGAATTTGCAAAGACATTTGAACCAAAATGTAAATTATGCGATTATGTAACAACGCGAACAACAAACATGAAACTTCATTATTTGAATAACCACGCAAATAAAGAAGAAAGAAAAAAAGGGTTTAAGTATTACTGCGAAGCGTGTGATATTGGTAATTTTTCAAAATCATTGTTTAAATTACATACGGAAGCAAAGCATTAATTATTTCTTATATATTTGTTGTGTCGTGTAAATTGATTTGTTTTTCCGTTTGTTAAACCTGATAATTTCGTTTTTACACATTGATGTAAATTTATAATCAAATATAACATCGTTTGATTTTGTATTTATAAGTTGTATGTTGATGTCCTTTTCACTGTGAAATCCTGCGTCTTTCAATTTCGCAATAAATAAAATATATTCTATCTCGTCCAGTTGTCTATTAATAAAAAACTCAATTGTCTTTGTTGTGAAATCGTTCTTTTTGTGTTTTTTATATACTATTTGAATAATGTCAATATAGTCATTATTTGTTAATTTGCTAATGATTGTAGCATGTATGTTTTTTTTGATTTTTTTACCACCAAAACTCAATTCGTCTTTATCTGTGCAACCAATCTTAATCTTAGACATACTATGGTAATATATAAGCAATAATATTTATATTGTTTATATATAACAAATGCCTACTACTCGCAAGAGTACAGATTATAAATTGACGGCAGTTCAACATTATTTAGTTGAAGACATTTCTCAAGAAGAAGTCTGTAAAATATTCAAATGTTCTCGTAGGAGTTTAATGCGATGGGTCAATCAGTATGAAACCGACAACAATGTGGATATTAATTACAGGAAACCAGTGGCGTATAAAGTTAAAAAGGAACATGTAGATTTTGTATTACAAGAACTAATAATTTAGTTTCAGACGCCATTTGTAAAATTTTATATGCACTATAAAGGCCTGAAATACCGCCACCAACAATAATTATATCAAAATTGGATTTATTAGACAGATTAGACATATAAATATGATAGATAATAAATCAATAATATTTATCCTTACGCCTTGGTTACATGATTATGTCAGTGTGAAATAATTCATTCATGACCTTTTCAGCAAATGGAACAAAGTCACCGCGACACAGTGTCATTGTTACCCCATGGGCCATCGCCAGCACCATTTGCGTCTTAATTAAGTTGTCGCTCGGCCTTATACCAATGTCAGAAATGTCTGACGTATTTAAATACTCGGTAATCATCTTGAGAAACCGATATACCTGCGTCTGGCACGCTTGTTTAGACTTGTGAATGGTTTCATCTAAAATCTTGCTCGTAAACTGAATAATATTGTCGCGATGAACTGCCGGTATTTGCTGGAAAATATTGGGCGGGTCTATCATACTCGAGTTTAACAGTTTGGTTGCCATCTCTACAGCAGGCGTATCCAGCGCCTTGGTAGCGACCTCAAACAAGAGATGCCTATATTCTGGATCAATATTATACACAATCCCGAAATCAATTATTCCCAACTTGTATTTGTATTTTTCATCATCTGCGTCTTTGATGAATAATATGTTCCCTCCGTGCAGGTCTCCGTGTGCAAACCCGTGAATAAGCGTCGTCACCACTCCCAACTTCAGGACTTGCTTCGCAAACCCGTCATAATCTGTTTCAAGTATCTCGGTAATTTTCACACCATTAATGTAGTCCATCAATATGCAATTCGGATATTTCTCGGTCACCTCCTTATTTATGGTAGGGATCTTGACATATTTCAATCTTTTGCAATTTTCCTTCATTATATTTGTATTTTTAACCTCTTCCATAAAATCGGTTTGTTGCCGAATAAGGTCCATGTTTTTATTGACCAACTCGGCCAACCGGTATTTGTCAAATAGAGGAATAAAGGAGAGAAAATATAGCACCGTTTTCAGGTTTTCAATTGCGTCATCCAATTGACTGTCAATATTGACGCGTTTCATTTTTATAATCATGGGAGCCATCGTGCCGCGGCGATATGCCTTGAACACGAGCGAAATCATGCCTGAGTTGATAGGCGTTTCGTAACCATTATCCATAATGAGGTTATATTTTTCGCTAATGTCTACCAGGTCCGGTATATTGATGTCATTTATAGTCCACGGGGCATTGTCCGTAAACCGCAACAGCTGTTTGTTGATCTTCTCGTCAATAAAGTTATTGTTCAGCGCAATTGCCTGAAATACCTTGACATACAGAATGTTTATCTGCGCGAGTCGGTGTGTAATTCCGTGAATAAATTGGCCATAATCCCTAAATATACAATACATTGCACACTCTGAACAAACAATAGATACAACATTGAATAAAAAGCGAAATTCTTTAAGGTAGCCCATTAAACTATACTATATTATAGCCTTACGTTTTCTATAAACTGTTTTACGCGGCTAAATATTTTGAATAAAACGGTTCCGACGATTTTTTCTACAAACTGCGGGATTGTTGTGGCCCTGTCAAATGTAACATCTACGACAAATGCGATTGCATGGGGTGTTACCATATTGCATGCGCATGTTAACTCGCGAATCGCAACTGGCTCAGCATCTGCTGGCATACCATCAGGTCTAACGCCCTTAATAGATTGCGCGTTGAATATAATACTTCTCTCTTCAACCGCCTTTGTAACACGAATATGGGAGAACCTCTGTGCCAACCCGAGATCTTCAAAGAGGTGTTTCATAAGCAGCGTAGCGACCACTTCGGATTCAGAAACGGGAGACACATTAACCCTCTCGTATATATCTGGGTTCAGGTCAAAAATGAGCTTAATTAGGCTAAAATCAATAATTTGTGCAAGAATTATGTTGTTGTTCTGTATATTAAAAGTGAGTCTGTATTGATTTTGAGCGACCCGCGAAAATAAAAGCCCTCCTTTGTTAAATAAAATTGCTACGGAATCCATTTATTATACAAGTGAATAATAAATTGATTTTTTAACGACGTTGCGACGGCTATTTAGTCAGGCGGACGTTTCCACTCCCCTGTTTATATATTCCATTAACACGTCATCCGTAATATAGGTTCTTTTATTTGCGCTTCATCGTTCTTCTTGCCTTCATCGTTCTTCTTGCCTTCATCGTTCTTCTTGCCTTCATTGTTCTTCTTGCCTTCATTGTTCTTCTTGCCTTCTTCGTTCTTCTTGCCTTCATCGTTCTTCCTGCCTTCTTCGTTCGTGACATGCGACGGGTGCCTCGTTTTATTGTTCCCTTTTTACCGCCAGCAGGCAATCCACTTTGTTCGGATTCTTTGTTTTTCAAGTATTGTGTATTAGCAAACGCCCCACTTCCTATATCAGTGACCCCAACTGGAATGTTAATATTTACCAAAGATGTGGCGCCAGAGAACGCATTATCTCCAATGGATTTGAGCTTAGAATCTTCCACAAATGCTACTTGATGTAAATTTGTCGCATTCATGAACGCGCCTGCTTCAATACTAACCACAGATGCTGGAATACGAATCCCCCGCAATTCTTTCGCGTCTAAGAACGCTCCCGGGCCAATATTGGTCCAGCCCTCTTCTAGAAGCGGGATTTCTGGCTTGCCGTGGTTAACCCAAACCACATTTGTAAATACTGTAGTTTCACTTTCATCTTCAGGGGCTGGAATAGTATAAGTACGCATTATATACATTGTTGATAAATTAAAATGTCAAAAATGTATTTCTCTTAAATCCTTCTTAAATTTTATATGAATTGCGTTTCATCGTTCTTGTTCTTAACCAATGTATCAACCGCTACTTAAAAACCGCCCCTAACATTGCGAGCGCCTTATCTTTTTGAGTATTGTAATCGCATATTGGTTTGGGGTATTTAATATCGGGAAACTCGGTCCACTTCGTTTCCCAATTCAGTATATCCTTAGCGGGAAGCGCCGCCAGCTCTGGCACCCATTCTTTGATGTATTCGCAGTCGGGGTCAAAGTTCTCGGCCTGCCTCCACGGGTTAAAAATTCTGAAATAAGGCTGACTATCAACCGCGCTTGATGCGCACCATTGCCAGTTGAGGTTATTACTTGCGGGGTCATAGTCTGTCAGCTTGGTTGCAAAATACTGCTCGCCTCGTTGCCAATCAATCAGCAGCGTCTTAACCAAAAAAGACGCTACGATCAAGCGGGCGCGATTATGCATATATCCCGTTTTATTTAATTGCCGCATGCCCGCGTCCACTACTGGAAACCCTGTGGTACCATTACACCATGCATCAAACCATCGCGCGCTGAAGTGCCATTTCACCTTATCGTACTTTGGTTTCATTGAGTGGCCAAGAACGTGCGGGAAGGAGTACAAGACATTTGCATAGAAATCCCGCCAAAATAGCTGTCTAATAAAGTCGCGCCTTGTCCGAAATGTCTTATAAACTTCTCTGACTGAAACGCAGCCAAATTTGATGAAGGCGCTTAACTGGCTTGTCGGATGATTCAATGAGTTGTGGGTCTGTGGGTAATTTTGGATATTTTTGGCGGCAGTCTTCAGCTGTTTTATTGCGTTACTCCTCCCACCGTGCACTAAAATGTCCAGATTTATATGCGTAAAATTGTGTAGCGCCTCGGTAAGACCAATTCTGTTGGCAATATGTGCGGTGGTTTGCGCAAACCGCATTTTCCTCGCCCGCGCTGGCGGGTCAACTTTCAATTTAAGCGCCGCCTGGTAATAAGGTGTAAATTTCTGATATGGCCCACCAGTTGAATTTACAATGACGCCGGGTTCGTGCAAGTAGTAGTCGTGGTCGTACATTACATACGTCTTGGTGCGCTCACATACTCTGACAATTTTGGCATCGCGTTCCTTAGCATAGGGCGTAATATCCAGGTTATAGCAGACTACATTAATTTTAAAATCTTGGATGCATTGTTCCACAATCTCATCGTTGTGACCAAAGAATGTGTACAAATGACCCCCGGCCCGCGATATTTGACCGGCCAAGTCTTGGAGCGACTCAATCATAAACTGAACCGAGTTATCTGATTTGTATTTGTTACCAGAGCCCACCTGCTCAGGTGTAAAGATGAATATAGTAAAAACCTTGTTGCACCGCTCATTTAATAGGTTCAGCGCATTGTTGTCTATTATTCTAAAGTCGCGCCGAAAAATAAATAATCCATTTTCAAATTTGGTCGTCATTACAATAGAGGCAGATTAACTTTTTATACCTTTTTCTTATTTGCACATTTGCCTATTTACTTATTTGTGAGCTGTTTTAGCCCCGACCAGAAGATGTCTTGATTTTTTGCCGCCTTCTCTGATTGTTGAGCATAATAGAAGGCCAGTGCGGCGGATTCTTCGTCTTTCTGCTTATTTTCATTAAACAATTGGCGCATGGCCTCCTCCTTGCTGAGCGGCACCGTATTCACAGAGTCTCTGTGTCGTTTGTATTCATCCACACTTCTAAATTGTTTTGTTTTCCTATAATCATCTTCGGTGACAGGAATAACAGACTCAACGTACGCCTGGCGCAAATCAGTGTATCCCATCCCGTCGCTTGTAAAGAGAGAACCGGATGTGAAATTGCTGTCATACGACATGAGTGATGACCCGCCAAACGTGGATGCGCATGGGTCCTTGACGCCTGTATATGTAGTGAGACTCTGTACCTCCTTCTTTCGTTTCTCAATTTCGGACGCCATATTTGCCTTGGTTACGTTGGCAGTAAAAACGATATCCTCGTCGGACTTGAGCCACCCACCATAGCCGGTCTCGTTGGGGTCTTCCAGCTTATGCTTGTCAAATTGGTCGTTAAACCACTTGTTAAAATTGCGCGGCTCCTTTAGTTTCTCGTTTGTGTCAAATACCTTTTCTAAAACGGCCCCGTTATCTCGGTCAAAATATTCGTTTGTATCGGCAGTTTTCTTCATTTGCATTTTATTCTGGAAATCATAGACACCCTTTAACTTGTTATATGCCTTTGCGAAGAAAACATAATACTTCTCGTCCAGCCTGGATTTGTCGGGGTGTGTTTTTAATACCAGTTTTTTGCATTCCTTCATAACGTTCTCACTTAGGTTTGCGCTTTTAAGGCCAAACAGTTTGAATAGGTCATCACGGGAATAGTTGTCAATATTTAGGTCCAGCCGCGAATAATCTGCCTTGTCGTAGACGGGTACAACATTTCTCTCTTCATTCGGATTATCAAAGGGATTTACATTTGCCAGCGGGTTTAGTGCAGAACTATTGCCTGTATCTCTGATTTTGATTCCTCCTTTATGACATTTGGTCATGGAGTTTGTATTTGTATTTGTATTTGTATTAGTACAGGTTCCATTTGTGGGATTAGTTTGTCTTATTCTTGGTTTCATTATTTATCTAATAGATTAAAATTTAATATATTATTTTGCTAAATACTATTTGCATTAAGTAAATTAGCGTATCATTTGGGGATAAACCCAATAACTTGGCAAGGGTTGTTACAGTGGAATAATCGTGAATGGCTTAACTTTACAGCGATCTTGTAAAGTTAAGATAATAAGATGATATGATAATAAATAATTATTTTCTGGCACGACGGGAAGAACGGCGTTTCTTTAATGTACGCCGCATCTTTTTTGCAGGACGCCTTTTTGTTGCGCCTCGTTTTATGACCTTGAGATGCCTTCTTGATTTGCGGCCTCCATTCTTTTTAGGTTCAAATTTGCTACAAAATTTGTCAAAGTTGATAAATTTGGTCAATTTGTCTGTTGCCTCCCCAAAGTCTATAATAACAATCTCTCCTTGTTCGTTAAGCATTACATTGTCCGCGTGCAAATCGTTGTGATGTAGATTGTTTTTTTCTAAACACTCATTAATTGCAACTAATTTAGACCGGGCGGCACTGCACTTAGCAGACGCGTCATCTCCTGTTAGTTTAGACACTTGCAACGCGTCTATACGTTCCATTTTGATGTAAAACATGTATGAATTTGTTAAATCTACATTTTTATCCCCTAAGTCTTCTACATATCCGTATGCGATTAGTTTTGGCGCCTTAAATTTGCACGTTCCTTGTAAATCGTTAGCTTTTTTATGATAATATACCTCTGACAATATTTTGATGAGGACTGCTTGGGGGTCATCGTATATATTGTAAACAAACGTCTTTGTAAAGGTATTTTCCGCTTTATTTTCAAAAAAATATAATTTTATACCTAATGATTTTGTTGAATTTTTTCTGGCAACAAATTGGGGTTTTATTTTGACCGCAACCATATCTCCAAAGTTCCCCTCCTGCACATTCTCAATATCTGTAATATTGTTCGGTCGCAGCAGGGGTGCAAACTGGTCTGGAATCGGCATATTCGGGGTCGGCGGAAACATTGACCTAGGCAGGACCTGCAAAGGCGTAGGTCGTTGTTTTTTGAGGGGTGAACTGTATTCCGGGCTATCCGGTCCGATGGTCTCTGGGGAGCTTCTGCTACTGGTCGTCCCGGGTGAGCTTCTGCTACTGATCGTGTCTGGGGAGCCTCTGCTGCTTGCTTCTACGTCCGTGTAACCATCGTCAGACGTTGGTTCTTGAACGATTGGAAGCTGTAGAGGCGGCAGTTGTAGAGGCGGCAGTTGTAGAGGCGGCAATCCGCGCGGTCTCTTGAGCATATTAATATAATAACATATAAAATTTTTGTAACGCATATAAAAATTTTATTTAAATGTCCAATGAAACCGTGTTGCTCGCGGACTTCTTACGACGTCCGCTGCGCTTCGGCATTGTTCCTTCGGCCTGTAGCTCCTTAAGGTCGCTGATGCTTATCGTACTGCTATCGTTGTTTGATTGCTGCTGAGGCGCAGGCTCTTGAATATTAATGGTCTTGGTCTTCAACCCAGATAGGATGTCAGAAATATCGCTGGGACCCTTCATTTCCGGACGAGGCTGTGGTTTCCGGCTCGTTGTTCTATCTTGCACATCGGGGCGCTCAAAGTTCTCTCTGAGACTAATACCATCGTCTGTGAAGGAGCTGCGGCTCATGTTCAAGTCGGGTCTGCTGTAGTTGTTGTTACCGGGTCTACCCATTGGTGGTGGGGGCGCATTCGGTCCCTGTGTCTGCATTGGCGCCGGAGGCCCCATTCCGTTACCTCCTGCGCGGCCAGAATCATTCATTAGGCCGCCCATGAACCCCGAGAATCCAGGATTAGAGCCGGACATGGTGTTCACCGCCGCGGATTGGAACGAACGCATTAGGTCAGGATTTTGCCGCAAAATGTCATCCATGCCGGGCATTGCGCTCTTGAACATAGTGTTTGTCATGTGAACCATCATAGCACTTCCGCCCAACTGGAATAGCAGCTTTAACTCGGGTGCCATGGATGCCTTGCTCTTATATTTCTCGTGCAATTCACCGAAGATGTCATCATAATCAGTTATGTTTTCTTGGATTTGTTCGCTCCAGCCGTCCAACTTGACGTCAAATGGGTCAAATTTGCTGTTCAAAAACTCCATGCCATTGATGACTGCCATCAGCATATTGCCCTGAAACTTGACGGAATTCAGCTTGCTCTTTTCGTCCATGATGGTCTCATATTCGCCCATCATTTCCTGCAGCGAGGACTCCATAGAGTATTTCTTAGACAATTCTACACCCTTCTTCTCCAGCGCCTCAAGCTTTCTAAGATACTTGAACTTCTCCTTCATCATTTCTTCTCTGGACAACTTGGGCTCAACCGGTCCCTGTCTGTCGGGGTTCATCGGAATGTTATTAAACTTGCCGTAACCATCCCAGGTCTTGGTGTCAGATTCAGTTTGGGAGGTAGCTTGTCCAAGAGAGGCGTCGCCTTCGCCCAACTTAATATTACGGGGCTCGTCAAAGGACATACTTGGGTTCTTAAAGAAGTCGGACTTGGGCTTAGAGCTGACAGATGGCTCGATATCAGCCAGGTCATTCAACTCGTTTTCCAGGTTATTCAAATCGTCTAAATCAATATCGCTGGTCGGCTTCCGGCTTTCCTTAATCTTGTCATTCATAAGCAATTCCAGGCCGCCCCCAAAATTGGAGGACTTCCCGAAACCGCTGCTTCCGCCGAAATTATTGTCGTCAAAGTCGAGTTCTGTAATTTCAATCATGTCAGCCATTATATCTATTCATTAACTAGAACTTTTAATTTTAAGTCTTACGAATAATAAATTATATATTTTAATTGTATTAGAACTTTTTGTTATTTATAAACCAGATGCCCTGTAAAAACGAATCAGATAAATCGTCCTTCTTTTTGTGTTTATTGAAGTATTCAATGTGTTCGTTAAATCTATCGGTATCTGTTATAATTCCTAAACATTTGGATATGCCAAGTTTTTTCCTGTCGCTATAATTGGACTTGTCTTTTGCATCACAGTCCTTCAATTTATTGCCGGCAGAAATAAACTCAATTTGGTCTACAGTTATATTGGACATGATGAAATACTGGACTATCATGCCCTGGATTGTTTTCATTCTTGTTGCAATAGGGCTGATCTGATTCTCAATAATAACATACTCTATTTTGCCTTCGGACTCAAATAGCTTATTAAATTTGGTCTTTATGTTTAATCCAATGTTGAAGAGGTCTACATCGGCCGCCTTCTTGGTCTCAATTGTTTGGAAATAACTCCCGCTAATATAATCGTTAATCGCTGCGACCAATTCTGGTTTCTTAGCCTTTGACGAGTACTTAATATTGTGATTGTCGGCAATCTCATAAAGTTTTTGAACCTTTTGTTTGTTAATAAAGGAGGGGGCCTGTTCTGCTGATGGCACTTGCAATGTCTGTTTCTTGGCGTGTTTTAAACAAAAACACTCGTCGTTATTCTTAAACTTTGCAGGTTTGTCGCAGGCTATATTCTTTTCAACGAAACAACAGTTCACGATTTCCTCTTGTTCGGATATATTGACGATATCCCACTTTGTTACCTTAAACCCGTCTACGCCCACGGGTTTGTTAAAAAGACAAAATGCCAGATTTTTAATGCCAACGTCAATTGACAAGATTTTCATACAATAATAAATTATAAAACTTATTATTATATTGTTTGCGCGGCTATTACATATTTCCCTTTTGGTAATTTGCGGGGTTCACAGAGGGTGCAATCAATCTGGCATTTAACTGCTCTCTTGTTAGATAGGGGTTCTTTAAATCGCTGTTGCAATATCCGAACCCGGGTTTCGCGGTGTCAAATGTATTTTTAAATTTGTACGGCACATTGTCAGACGGGGTTCGGTCGGATTTTACATGAGGGTCAAGACCCAACTCGTAGCACGATTCGGCGCTATTGTAGTTCATGATTTGAAGACCATTGTTCTGCAAGTATTGGCGGTAGTTCCAGTTTGACGTGATGCCCTCTTTTTGTTGAATTCTCTCGTTCACCACTGCAGAGGGCTGCCACTGCGCAAAGTTCCTTCCGTCGCTCATAATCGGTGGGAAGTTGAAATTGATATTATTAGAACCAGAATAGCATACGCCCCAACTCATTTATATAACTACAAGATAAAATCTTATTCTGATTCAAGCAATTTAAGCAGCTCGTTCTTTTTCATTTTTGCGGCATCTGCGGCTAATCCCTTTTCGGTAACAATATTTCTTAACTTTGGCAACGGCAGCTTTTTATAATCCACGGATTCAACTCCTTGTTCTTCTCCTCCTTCTTCTAAACTGATATTGATTGTTTTCAAATCAGATGCGGAGATATTTAAGTGTGTTTCGTCCTTAATCTCCTCTGCAGAAATGAAGTCGCTTGCCTGTATATCCAGTTGGTACTCTGAGCTGTCATCGCTGGACACTGATAGCGCCTCATCCATTAAATCGTCTAAATCACCGAGTCCATTAAATCCCATATCTTCGTTATTACCGGGCGCCGGAATATTTAACCGGAGGACCTTCACGAGGTGTTCATCTTCGTCGCTGGACTCATCATCAGAGTCGTGGTCCTCATCTGATAGTGAAGCAGCGTCAATGTCAGAGCCCGAGTCGTCCATCACGGAGTCGGTGTCTTCTTCGCTGTCATCATCGTCAGAAACAGCTATTAGATTATTTGTTTCCTGCAAATAGAGAGATTTATTAGAATTCTCTAAAGGTGGTGATTGTATGCCCATTTGGTTCATTTGGTTCATTTGGTTCATTTGTTGCCCACCCATTTGTTGGGCCATTTGATGCCCACCCATTTGTCCCATCGCTACCTGATTTAATCCCATTTTTACACCATTCATATCTTCTGCTAAAGTAGACACAAGGCTTAACATGGACGCGATCTTGTGATTTTGGTCTCGCATTTTACTTTCAAAGTAAACAACAACAAGCGCAACAACGAGTAATAGTATACCCAAAAACATCAAGAATGTGGGGGTGAATAATTCAGATAAGGCTGTCATTTTATTACAAAAAGGTTATATAAATTAATTTGTTAATTAACGAATTGATTTATTGTTTTTCAGGTCTATAACTAATTTACTATTCTGGGCGAACTGTGCCAAAAATATAATCCATCCAATACTCGCCATAATTGCAGTATATATATTTGTGGTGGTCTAAATAGAAAATTATTGTGCGTCCTCGTCAAGAACGGTATTGTCAATAATTTCCTTAGGATAATTCATGTCTGTTAGAATATTAATTCCGCCCTTTATATGGGATATTCCCTTTGTTAGCTTGTAACTGTATTTTATTTTATTCTCTATTTTTTCTGCCATCATTTTACAGTTTTGGATTCCAGGAACCTTGTCTAATTTCTTGCACACCTTAACAAAATGGGTGGTAAGCAAGCTGGACACGTTCTTGTATTTCTGTAAATACAACATAAACGCGGATGCGCTGGTTTCGGCCTCCTCGGGATTGGTGCCGGAGTACAATTCGTCAAATGCGCAGAAGTGGGCGTCCTTCTTATTCGCGCTTATAGTGTCCAATATTTCCTTACAGCGCCTCGCTTCTGCTTGAAATAAGCTGTCGCGCCCGGACGTATCGGGAATATTCAGGTAGCAATGTAGGTATTTAAATGGCGCAATTTTTGCCGAATCGTAGAACCCGCACCCAAATTGTTGTGTAAGAATTATGTTAATTAATGTTGACTTTAATACCGTGGTCTTCCCGGACGCGTTGGGGCCAGTTATAATTAAGTTATTCTTTAGCTTAATTGTGTTTTTTACAGGTTTCTCGTTTTTCAGACAAGCATAATAGCTCTTATTAAATACCGTCTTTTTGGTGTCTGTTATAAATGAGGCGTAGTTCATTTTTCTCTCTATTATATTAGTTTGCAACCCATTTAGGCAGTCAAGATACCCGTTGAAGCCGAGCGAGTACATCATCGCATCATCGTAGTCCTTGTCGGTATGCAATTCGTAGAAGTATTTAAATATGCGGCCAATTTCCTTAAATTTGCTAATTTTATACACGCTGTATTCTGATATAGATTTTATGTTCTTGTTGATCTTCTCAAGAACCGCCATTTTATTTGCCAGGTTGTTATTAAATGCCTCATGCGTAGTCAAGCCAGACGAATATTTCAGATAATTACCCATGGAGGCCAAAGTATTATCCAGGTACAACTGAAGGTCCCTGAAATGGGTGTGTATAATTCGCATGTTGTTATTAAACCTGACGCAAACCATTACATTTTGATATATTGAAAACACGTAAAATGCAGCTGACACAAAAATATATATTTGCTCTTGCGCGGTGATTTCTGAAAAGTTCACAGTAAATAACTTGCCAATTGCGTTGGTTTCGGCGACAGTTTTTAATACAGTAATGTACTCATTTATCGTAAGCGGTAGACCCTTTATTTTCAATACAAAGAATGGTAGTATCATTATTATTATCGGGACAAATAGAGAGAATATAGGTGAGAATAGATTATAAATGCTGATAAATTGCAAAAATACCTCCGACCGGTTCAAAAACTCGCCTGCCTCCCATTCAATATAATAATATTTCTCTCTAAATCCGGCCTCCAACTTCAACTCGTTCCAAATGTCAACGATGGTTTTATAGTTTGCAGATATGCCTGTATATCTGTTTTCCAGAGGGACATATTCTTTTATAAGTTTTTGATTATCCTTTAAAAAGAGAACATCTGTGGTGTAATATTTTACCAATTGTTCGTTTAATTTTGTAGAAATATCGTTCTCATTGTTGAAACAAAATGTATAAATAGAGTTGCATGACGCATCGTGTGTATTTACCAATTCTAAATCTGCGATAACGTTTGCCTTCAGTTCAACCTTATCATTATTATAATAAATGGGGACCTTGAAATGCTCATTCACTTTATCAACAATGCTTGGCACGAGTCCCGAGGCCACTTCTTTATTTGGCTTTGAATCCATTATATTTCTAAATTTAAATAAAATGGATTATTTTACGAATCATAACTAATATACAATTATACGACATACAATTATTTATAAGAAACGCACAATTATTAGGAAGAGATAAATTTGACATTCGCGGGCATTTCTGAGATTTGTGTAGAGTAGTGCGTCTCAATCTCCTTTAGCTTACCAATGTCTCGTCTTGTAATGAAATTTATACCGACACCCTTTCTTCCCCAGCGACCGCTTCTGCCGATTCTGTGAAGATATGTGTTGACGCATTTTGGGATATCAAAGTTAATAACAATGCTAACCTGCTGGACATCAATCCCTCTTGCGGTTACGTTTGATGAAATAAGAACGCGCGATGCGCCAGACTTGAACTCAGTAAATGCTGCGGCCCGTTCTGTCTTGTCCATTCCACTATGAAGGCGACAAACTGGGAACGCGTCCTCCTTCATTGCTTCGTATAGATCTTGCACTCGCTTCACGCTATTGCAGTAAATAATACACTGCGAAACAGACAAGAACGAGAACAGGTCCTTCAAGGTTAGATACTTCTGGCGGTCATCATCAACCGCAATATAATACTGCGCGATACCTTCCAGCGTGAGCATCTCGCGCTTAACACTGATTTTAATTGGGTTTCTCATAATTTTATCTATAACCCCGCTCATGCCCTCTGGCAAGGTCGCGCTAACCAACACGACTTGAACATCGGGGCTTAAATATTGAAAAATATTATACACCTGCTCCTTGAATCCCGATGATAGCAATTCATCCGCCTCGTCAAGCACCACAATCTTAATTTTATGAGAAGAAATTCTATCACGGCGCATCATGTCAAATACGCGGCCAGGGCACCCGCAGATTACATGCGGGACGCTCTTGCTGGAAAAACTACTGCCTTCTTCGACCGCGGCCCCACCGTATGCGCATTGCACTCTTAGTCCCTTTGTCATACTTCCGATACCCTCAAAAACCTTTGCTGTTTGAATGGTTAGCTCTTTAGTAGGAGACAGGACGAGCGCCTGTGTAGAATTAATTGCCACATCAACGTTTGACAGTGCGCCGATAGTAAACGTGGCCGTTTTACCGGTACCGGACTGCGCCTGGGCAATCACATCTCGCCTCATAACGATGGGCTTGATTGCCTTTTTTTGAATAGGACTCGGGTTTTCAAACCCGTAAGCATAAATACCTCTTAGTAGGTCTGGGCTCAATTCTAAATCGTCCCATGTATTAATTTCATACGAAGAATCATATATTTCTCCGTTACCCCCCTCCGCGCTGATAACTTCAGGTTCTGTAGTTGCCATTTATACTATATTATCGCCTTCTGTTTAAGCATATTTAAAAATATTATAATATTGAAAAAAAATTGATATAAATATTGTTTATGTAATATAAGACATATAGGATGACGACTGCGATGCATAGATATACTCTGGATAATATAACGACTATCTTGTTCGCCGGGTTTGACTATAAATTGCCAGACGAAGTCCTTGAAAATATTTCAAATTTGGCACTGCAAGTTGGTTCGCCGGACTATGTGAAAACGCCCGTATTTCAGAAACGAGAAAATCCGTTGAAGAGTGAGGCGCCTCCCAAGGACACTCCTGGATACAAGAAGAACAAGCGAAGCAAGGGGCATGAAATCACGAATGACGATGACTGGCAGCCGAATAGGGCCTTCCAACCCACGAAGATTGAAGGCAAGGTGGGCCTTGATTCGCAGATTGATACGGTTCGCGCATACTTGAATAAGCTGACGGATAAGAATTATATTGACATGCGCAACAAGATTATTGAGATTCTTGATAAGCTGATTGCGGAGAATATTACGGCCGATGATATGGCTCGGTTTAGTTCTATCATATTTGAGATTGCATCTAATAACCGGTTTTACTCAAAGATGTACGCTGAGTTGTACTCTGATTTGTCGTCTAAATATGACATGTTGATTGACACATTTGAAACAAACTTCCGCACATTTACTGACCTGTTTAATATTATTGAGTATGTTGACCCGGCGACCAATTACGACAGGTTCTGTGAAATCAACAAGACGAATGAAAAGAGAAAGTCTTTGGCGAGTTTCTACCTCAATCTAATGGCAAACGGTGTAATTCCCAAGATACAAATCATAAAAATTATTAGAAATTTGCTTGCGCAGATCTATACAAATATTACCATTGAGGATAAGAAGAATGTTGTTGAAGAGCTAACCGAAACAGTTGGCATTCTGTATAAGAAGGAGCTTTGCGACGAGTTCACAAAGGATGACTATGAACTAATTGACGGGCATACAATCAGCGAAGCAGTGAAGCGTATTGCAAATAGCAAGGTGAAGGATTTTAAGAGCTTGACGAACAAGTCGCTCTTCAAGTTTATGGACTTGATTGAAATGTAATGAAGCATAACGAAGTGCCGAAGTACAGTAAAAAGATATACAACTAAAAATAGTATTTAAAAATATGCAGTGTATTATTTCATGTCAGATGATGATGCGCATATTTATTTTTCTTTTGATGATAACCCTAATGATGATGCTGTGTGTTGTAATGGCGATATAATTAATGAATTAATGGACGAGGTCAGCAATATGCAGGTGGATACCGATCTATCATTTCCATATATGATTAATTATAGCGAGAATTCTACGGTTAAAGAACTATTGCTAATTTGCGATTATTACGGTTTCGCAAAAGAGCTAAAAGCGAACAAATGTAACAAGGGTCAAATTATTCAAATTCTGGTTGAGTTTGAAATGGACCCACTTAACAGCGACGTTGTATATAAAAGACGAACCGTCTGGTTTTATGCCTCCGAATTAAAGAATGACAAGTTCATGAAGAAGTTTGTCTTGTGGTAATTGTATTATTTTGTATTTATTTTGAGTTAAATATAAAATATTGTAATAATTTATAAATGGTGTTATCAAAAATAAATAAAGACGTTAGTTATCCCGAACTTAAAAGCGTGGACCAAAATGATTTGAAATTAGAAGCAAATTTATATCAGATAGAACTAAAGGAGATTGACGTTATTATTGCTGTTGGCGGCGGTAAGAATACATTTGAAGACAAGAACATATTATATTTTCCTATTTATTTAGTTAAATACAACAATAAGGTTGTTCAGATTGGCGTATATGAAATAAAGGCTTCCGATTACTTATCGTATTTTGACGAGGGTGACAACCTTGACGTGGAAAAAATGGGCGATCCACTTATATACTCATTTGCGACAAAGGAGTTCTTGAATAAACTCAGATTGAAGCCCGACGTTCCTATACGACGCCTTAAAGATGATGCGTCGGAAGAAGGTAATGTGGCGGAAGAAACCGACGAGGGCGAAAAGGAGGAGGAAGTTGTAGAGTACAATGAGTACTATGAGATCCCCAAGGAAAGAGAAGACATATTTATTATGACAAAGGGTGTTCCTCTGCCCCCGTTGCTTAGGGAGGAAACCAAAAAACAGGCGAAGGATATTAAAGAAAAGTACCACGAATCGCCACAGGACGCCTGGATAGAAAAATTCATGAAAAATAATAATTATACGATTACTGATAATGAGGGTGGCGGAGACTGTCTATTTGCAACAATTAGAGATGCATTCTCCAGCATTGTTCAGCAAACATCTGTTAACAAGATTAGAAAGAAGTTATCTGATGAGGCGACGCAGGACAATTTTTTGAACTATAAAGAACAATATGACAACTACACCGCTGAACTAATCCGCGAAACCAATGACATAAAGGAGTTGGCTGCGGCATACCTTGCACTAAAACAGCGCCATATTGAGATTATTGATAGAAATGAGTTAAAATTAATTTCCAATGAAGCTAAAAAGGTGAAAACCGAACACGACCAACTCGTTAAACAAAAGCGAGTGACCACTGAAATGCTAAGAGAGTACAAGTTTATGAAAGGCGTTGACACGTTAGATGCGTTTAGAGCTAAAATCCGGAAGTGCGAGTTTTGGGGTGACACGTGGGCAATATCTACGTTGGAGAGAATTTTAAACATTAAATTTATTATCATGTCCAGTGAACTGTATAAATCGGGTGACCTAAAAAATGTAGTGCAGTGCGGGCAATTAAACGACAATATTTTGCAGGAACGCGGAAGATTTACGCCGGAGTTTTACATTATTATTGACCACACCGGCAGCCATTATAAGCTTGTTGGGTACAAAAAGAAGATGATTTTTAAGTTTACCGAGATCCCATATGACGTGAAGAAACTAATCGCAGAGCGCTGCATAGAGAAGAACGCGGGTCCCTTTTCCATTATTCCCGATTTTCAAAAATTCAAATCCAAGAATGTTAAAACACCGTCGGCCGAAAAGGAGACAGTATACGACGATATTAGCGAGAGCAAGTTGCGAGGACTCTACAATGACGATATTGTGTTTCAGTTTTACTCAAAGTCTGTTGATAAACCACTTCCTGGAAGAGGGAGTGGAGAGAAAATACCAAACGACAGAATGAAGGAATACTCTGAGCTGGCAACTATTCCGCAGTGGCGAAAAAAACTATCCAATTTCTGGGTAGAACCGTTTACACTTGATAATCATAAGTGGGCAACAGTGGAACATTTTTATGAGGCATCCAAGTTTAAAAAGGGGCATCCCGACTTCTATTTGGGGTTCTCTCTTGATTCTGGGACAGACTTATCAAAAGATCCGTTAATGGCGAAGGGTGCCGGAGGTAAGACTGGTAAATACAAGGGAGAACTGTTTAGACCCATTGAGGTGGTAGTGGATTCGGATTTTTCTGGACAGAGAAGCAGAAAGGCCATATATGACGCTCAGTATGCAAAGTTTACACAGAATGAGGAGTTGAAACGGTTATTACTTGGGACAAATGACGCAAAGTTGGTGCATTTTGTAAAGGGCGCCGAGCCGGATGTATTTGATGAGCTCATGTTGGTTCGCGATAAAATTCGCCGCGCAAATATCTAATGTCGCGTAAAACAAAATCAATGTATAAATATTATATGAATATAATATATATAATGAGTTGGGGAAAACCAAGAGAAACATATGAGGACAATTCTGGTGTACATTCCAAGGAGGCTACAAGATGGGGCGTTGAAGGTTCGTATTATCTAACAAGAAGCGGCAAAGAATATCAAATTCAGAATAGTAACCAAGTTAATGCATTGAAAGAAATATCAACCCGCATTGATGAAATTGATGAACAATTAGGCAAGAACCCGCCAGATGATGTAAAACAACTATTAACAAATTTTAGACATTATCTGGTTGAAATAGATAGCGATTTCTTTAATGTAGCAAGGTCTGGTTATAATATAGGCGACCCTCATACAGTTATCCCAACCTTGACGACATTGTATGTGTCAAATTATAATATGATTAATCAATTAGTTAATCAAATACAAGAGTTATATAAAAGGCTAGAAACTAATGATAAAGCGCCGGTAGTAGGTTCAGCGTATAAATATGCCATGTCAGCCATACAGAAACCGCCCAGTGGTGGACGAACGCGAATAAATAAAAAGCAAAAAATAAATAGAAAATCTCGCAAGAATCCCAAACAAAGATTGAGATGATAGAGTGTCGCGCAAACAAAGCGTATTATATTTTCACGCAATGCGTTATTTTATGATACATTAATAATTATACTAGTTTCTAGAGGCCGTGGTGCGACCTATTTACAAAAGAATGGGAAAAGGCAACTGCCGTCCACTTTAATTGCGGATGAAAAACTCAAGAGGCTGGCACACGAGTCAATTAGAGTATCAATTTGATTCAAGAACATCATTTGGTCCAACTTGTCAACACACAGGTGGTCGTCTAATATCAAGAAGTGGGAGATAAACTTAAGCACCTCTGCGCAAATAGACGCTCTTGATTGGCTGTCCAGGTGAAATTCCTTTAGATTGCACACAATCTCGTACAGGCTTTGAATAATTGATATTAAATGCGGAATATCACTGGAATCAATCTTGTTATCCTTGATGACTTCCAATAATGACTTTTTAATCTCATCCAAGACGGCCGGTGACGAGGATGCGATGGCGGTTATCATATTAGACGCCGATTTACTAATAACAATCTTCAAGTCTTTACCGGGTTTAAGGGCGGACATGACAGTTTCGGCCAGGGTTTTTGTGGCCATTTCAACAATAGCGTCCTTTGCATTAGCAACTTGTTCAGTAACAGACGCAACTTGTAATGCAACCTGCTGAGTAACTTGTTCCTTTACGGCAGCAACCTGCTCTTGCGCAGCATTAACCTGCTCTTTTACATCGGCAACTTGTAATGCAACCTGCTCAGTAACCTGTTCCTTTACAGCGGTAACCTGCTCTTGTGCAGCATTAACTTGTTCCTTTACGGCAGCGACCTGCTCAGTCACTTGCTCTTGCACATCTGCAACCTGGTCGTTTATAGTAGTCTTTGCTCCTTCGGCGGCAGCATAAATGTTGTCAAGCGCAACAACTGTCTCAACCTGTTCTGCAGCAACATTCTCCTGAATGTCATCGGCTACACTTTCAGTTACTGCAGTTTCGGCAACCTTCTTCTTTCTTGGAGCGGGCATTTATAGTATGTAAATAATTTGTTTTTAAGTATTTACAAACTTTAATTCTTACACGTTGCCCGGCCTAACAATTGCTGCCTGGCGTGTCTATTTTTGCCGTAGAATTGTTTGGGCAGCATCCGTATCTGGTGCCCGCACAGCCGCCGATTGATTTGGGTGGTTTTGGACCTGGTCCAGGAATAGGCTCGGGGTTAGGCTGAGGAGTTGGGTATGGGGGGCGGGGTCTATACCCGGAGCAATTTGTACCAAAGAAATTGATTTTTGAGTTCACTCCGTCCGGACAACAGCCAAATTCGGTTTGAGAACATATTGCAAGGGAAGGAGTGGGAACGGGTATTATCGTTATGTGATTTAACGATATTAGTAGAATTAACGCAATCGCTAAAATAATAATAATTGAGCTGTCCATGGTATATATTTAGACCTGAAAATATTATTAAGATAAATAATAATAAAAATAAATAGAATGCTATAGTAAGGGATGAAATTGTCTAAAAATAGTAAGGATCTCATGTTGTTTTTTACGAAAAATAAGCATATAAATACTGTAAAACAAACAAACCGGACTAATGACATATTAACCGAATTGCACAGGGACATTTATGACGCATACGTGTTTGTAAATAGCCTTAAACGTGAGACGTATTACACTATTACAACCAAGAAAATTGTGAATACAAGTCAAATACCCCGGCCAAAAACATTTAATGCAAACAGCTTCCCCGATGCAGTGCGCATGCATATTGACGAGGTTGCTGCCGCCGAGGTCACATACACCTTTTCTCTCTATAGTCGCAATATTAAACTAATTTTTGTTGTGGAAGATGGTAACGTTGAGCTGCGGATACCGACGTTCAACCGGTACGTTGATGCGATTGTTATGTGGCTATATATATTAAACCTATATGCTTCAAAACAATGCGCAAACACACTTACCGTGTATTTTTATTTTACGTCACTTGAAAAGTCCCTCCCATCAACGAATATTTCTATACTTGACGAAATGAGCGTAAATACTGCTTTCACAAGAACGTGCCCGACAGATTCCGAAATAGTCGTGTTTAGGCAAGAAGAGTGGTTTAAGGTGTTTATCCATGAAACATTTCATAATTTTGCACTTGATTTCTCAGACATGAATAACGCCGAGGCCCATCAGTGCATCCTAAATATTTTCAAGGTAAAATCTGACGTTAACCTGTATGAGGCGTATACGGAATTCTGGGCCGAAACCATGAATGCTCTATTTTGTAGTTTCTTTTCCCTAAAAAATAAAAAGAACGTTGACGAGTTTCTGATCCACGCCGAATTCTTTATGAATTTTGAACGAACGTATAGTTTTTTCCAATTAGTAAAAACGCTTAACTTCATGGGGCTGTCGTACCAAGACCTATATTCGTCAACAGGTCGCAGCCGAATGCTTCGGGATAATTTATACAAAGAAAAGACAAACGTCCTTGCATATTACATCATAAAAACAATCCTTATCAACAACTATCAGGACTTTTTATTCTGGTGCAAAAAGAACAATTTTTCTCTCTTAAAGTTCAACAAGACACTTGCGAATCAGCGGGAGTTCTGTGCCTTTATTGAACACAAATATAAACGGCTTAGCATGTTAACTGCAATTGCCGAGACCAGGCGGTTTATAAGTGGCATGGGTAATAAGGCGACCTCCCCAAAGTTAAACTATATCTTATCAAACATGCGCATGAGCATTTGTGAGCTGGGATAGTAAGATGCAATACGTACAGTGTACTGTCCAAGACAGTTTAAAATAAAATTGACAACTACTCAGAACCCAATACAGGATGCAACATTCAAATAATCATCACCACATAAAGATGGGGATTCGGAACCTAAATAGTTTTCTGCGGGATAATGCCTCCTCTGCGATAAAATTTATAAATATTGCAGAGATGTCTGGTAAAAAAATTGCGGTAGATATAAGCATCTACATGTATAAGTTTGCATCAGATGGTTCTCTAATTGAGAATATGTATTTGATGCTATCTGTGTTTCGGCACTATAACATAATTCCTATATTCATCTTTGACGGCAAACCTCCCTCCGAAAAGAGGGAGCTATTAATCAAGCGCCGCGAGGATAAGAAGGAGGCTGAAGAGGAGTATTATAGGTTAAAAAATTTACTTGAAAATAATCTGAACATGGACGAGGCCGATAAGCAGGATATTATTTCAAACATGGACAATCTGAAAAGAAAGTTTGTTTGTGTTAGTAGAACTGATACTGAGGTTGTAAAGGGTCTTATTCGCGCGTGTGGCGCAACATATTGCGATGCTCCCGGAGAAGCGGACGAGCTGTGTGCAATATTAGCAGTTAAAGGAAAGGTATGGGCGTGTTTAAGCGAGGACATGGACATGTTTGTTTACGGGTGTCCGCGAGTGGTTAGATACATGAGTTTGTTAAATCACACTGCGGTTTTATATGATACACGAAAGATCCTTGAAGTCCTCGATGTAACTCAGACGGAACTGCGGGAAATTTGCATTCTATCTGGGACCGATTATAACCGGGTGAATGATGACAGCAAAAATGCTCCAACACTATATGAAACGTTGAAGCATTTTAAAAAATATCGCAAGGATAAAACCGAGTTGGGGTTCTATGACTGGTTAATAGAGAAAACCCACTATATTCAGGATTACGATATTTTAAAAAGAATTAATAGTATGTTTGACTTTAGTCGTGCGGACTTGAACATAAACAAGTTTGAGGACATTAGAATTGCAAATGGCATAACAGACAGCGATGAAATTGTTTCTATATTACGGACCGACGGGTTTATATTTCCTGCGCGACATAAGGCGAGCGTGCGATTTTAAGCGAATGCGACCGCGTTAAATGAATATGGGTGTATCAATATTCACGAATGTTCCCGACGAAAATTGTGGAATCTGAGCGAACTCCGACGTTTTTAGTTTGTCTCTCATTAATTTTATTAGTTCCCTCCAGGTGCATCCGTTTTTTTCTTTTGCTGCCTCCAAAAAGGACCACGTCATTGCGCCGCATGACTTATTATTTATAAATGCATCCGCGCTTGTTTGGTTGTCTGTGCAGCCACTGATCATAAATACGTTCCCTTGCGTCTCAAGTTGTTTATCGTTTTCGGTATAATTGTCATAATTGAGGCTGTCAAAGTATTGATATTTAAGATCCAACACAGAACCGCTGAAGCAGCTGTCAAACATTGCGAATAACGTGGCTCCTGGTTTTAGGTGGGTTTGTATCAACGTCTTAAGTTCGTCGTCAAGAATGCCCTGTAAGTCGCAAGATAGAATCATTTCATCGCGCCCATCAGTCTCGTCATTATTTCTGTCAAGAGTATATGATCCATGACCGCTATACCCGAAAAACAATAGATCGTCGGGTTGGGAGGTAGAGAGGAGAAGTTTAAATTCCTCTAAAATGGTCGCACGTGTGGGTTTTTTTGTCGTTAGATCTGTAATGACCCTAATATCAGAAAATCCTGCCTGTGTAATTCTCTCTTTAATAGATGTTACATCATTAATACAGCCGAATAGTTCGTTCGGCGTTCCTATGTAATTGATTCCGATCAAGAGGGCCTTCTTGCGCTTTGCGGGTTTAATCAGCACCGGGTTGTAGTTTTGAACGGCGATCTTGTTCTTATTAAACGCGTCACCAAGGGAGGCAGCGTCCCGATTATATTGGGCGACCAAGTTATTGAGCATAGTTTGTTTTACGTAAATGGGGATGCGCGCATTTTGAACTCTCCTAACATTCGCTATAAGAGCGGAATATGTGCGGGATATATTCGCATTATAAACGTTTTGCAAAGCGCTAATTTTGTTTTGCTTATAAATAACCAACTCGTTGCTCATTATATATTACGCTTATAATTTAAGTTTTCAAATTTATTCACTATAAATTATATGGTCTTGCGGACCGTATAATTCTTTTTATTTGGATTTTATTAGCCTTTGGGGGCTATTTATTTTTTATTTTGTTTTGTTTTGTTTTGTTTTTATTTTATTATTTTTTTGTTGGTGCATTGATTTATGCGGAGACCTCAGCCTTGACGGCCTTGGCAAAGTGAGGAGACATGTACTTCTGGAGGTTGAAGTAGGTCAACTCATCGGTCTTCTTGAGCTTGAGAAGGGCAGCAAGCTTGGTGTCGGGGTTAATCTTGCGACCGTTCTCCTTGTCCTGCAACTTGTGTGCGCGGATGTAGGTGTTAATCTCGCGAGTAACATCGGTGCGGGCCATCTCGGATCCCTTGTCCTTTCCGAGGAAGGAGGCAAGCTCATCAGAGATCTTGGTGGGCTTGACGAAGCCAGAGGGGGCACGGTTGCCGGCCTTGCGCTTGCGCTTGGAGGACTGCTTCTGGGCAGTCTTCACCTCACGAGTCCACTTCTTCTCAAGAGTTCTGTACTCAGTCTTCAAAGAGGAGATGAGGGCACCAAGCTGCTGCAACTTGGCAAGGAACTCAACGGACTGGTCCGCGAGGGGGGTCTCGGCATCAGCGGCAACCTCAACAGCGGGGGCAGCATCTGCAGCGGGGGCAGGGGCAGCAACAACAACGGGCTCAGCAGCCTTGGCCTTCTTTGCCTTCTTCTCGGCAGCAGGGGCGGCAGCAACAACGGGGGCAGCAGCGACTTGTTCAGTCTCGGTCTTGGTGGAGGTAGTCTTCTTAGGCATCCTATTATACTATATACTGGGATTTACTTTTTAAGTGATTTAACGCATATAATATATATTGTTACGATAGTATGGTAATATAAGTTTAAATGTATAAATTATAGGGAGCTACATAAAATTAAAAGTGCCCAAAAGACTGATAAAGCCACGGTAGCGATGTAGCAGCGGATTCGTTGACTAAAGTTAAAGCGCCAAGTATGTAATATGCTCCCAATGATTTACTATCATTATCTGCTCCGTTATTTATAAATCTCTCTAACACCTCTAATATTACCTTTTTAACGTTCCATATGTTTTCTTCAGTGTAAATGTACTGCATGCCCAAATTCCTAAATGGGTCGCCGTTCGGAGGACAAATGTTGCGTTTTGTTTCGTTTGTTATTTGCGCCCGGTAGTTCCAGATATCAGTGAGCTCTCGTACAAATTTAATTAATGCAATCCGACTCAAAGAGAGAAACCACTGAGGGTCAGAATAATTTCCTAATGCATCTATAGCCTGAAACAGACCAAGCGCTCTTAATTCAATTGCTTTCTCGGTTGAAATAACCGGAATATCCTCATCATAATGCATGTTAATGTGAATCCGAAGTATTCTGCTTAATCGTAAAATAGATTTTATGGATCTTATCACATAGTCTGGAATCAAATTTCTGTTATACGGATTCCTAATATTTTCCATGTCGGCTGATTTTAGAAATAGGGTGTGGAGAGAAACAATATCAAAGCCATAAATAAAACCATCTTCATCCGTGTAGCTTAAAAATTTATGAAAATTTATATTCTCTACGGGTTCCATTGTAATAAAATCGTCCACGTTGGTGCACAATTTATGGTTTAATGCTGCAGGGCCGTGTATTGCCTTATATTTTCGCGCAAGTAGGCCACGAAAAACCTTTTGTATTTTAATAATAAATGACGAAAAATATAAATATGAATATACTCGGCCAGACAATTCATTTTTGTTGCCACTTATTTTAATTTTATATGTCTTTGCAATTTTCTTTAGCTGCGCCAGATTGTAATTGTATTTATTTAATATTTCATAATTATTTACGGTTGGGATAATAACATTTTCGTCGCTAACCTTTACACTTCGTTTAATTGCGGCCCTATTTTTTTCACAGGTATCAACTATATCACTCATATATTCATTTATTAGGCTTTCAATGCTCTTATTTTTCTTCAAATTAGCGCTCATATATATATGTACATATTATTTTCTTTTTGAATTGTTTTATATGTAAGTTAAATTTAATTATGCTCACATTATTTTGCAGATGATAATCGGGTACACACTGTATATTGGGGTGTGATTTAATTTTATTTTACATTTAAAAAAAAATTGATTTAAAGGAATACCATCATTATAAATCATACTAATAGAATGGCGAGCGCAATCATTGACGGAACGAATATTGACACCAGTGTACTTTCGTACTCTGCACCTAAGGCAAATGCTGCGGGAGGCAAGGTTGTGAATCTATACAATAAAAATTTTAGAGAGGCCCTTACCATTTCCACTCCTCTTATCTTGACGTGGGGTGCACAGGAGGGTATGGACCAGGCAAAGAACCCTACCGGAAAATTTACCATGTCTCTTCAGTTTCCTAACTCAGAGTACCCTAACCCAGACTGCGATGCATTCTTGGAATCCATGCGTGCACTTGAGGCAAAGATCAAGGCGGACGCACTTACTTATTCAAAGGAGTGGTTTGGAAAGACTATTACCAGCCCAGATGTTATGGACGAGAAATTCAATGTTATGTTTAGACACCCCAAGAAGGACAAGGGAAGCATTGAGCCCGACCTCACCAGACCACCAACTATTTCCGTCAAGGTACCATGCTGGAAGGGAGTATGGCAGTCTGAGATTTACGACGAAGAGGGTTCTCCGTTGTTTCTCAAGGGAAAGAGTGCGCCGCATGTAACTCCTCTTGATTTCTTGAAGCCCAAGACGCATGTAATCTGCTTGATTCAGTGCGGCGGATTGTGGTTTATCAACGGCAAGGTTTCGGTTACTTGGAACTTGAAGCAGGCAATTGTTCAGAAGCCAAGAACATCTGCATTTGTTGAGGGAACATGCTTTATCAAGCCCAAGACTGGGGATGTTGCTCGTCTAAAGGCACTTCCTCCTCCTGAGGATGCAGTTGACCCAGAGGGTGCTGCTATTGTAGACGATTCTGACGAGGAGTATGAGTTGCCTGCGCCTGCGCCTGCTCCGGTTCCTGTAGTTGCCGCTCCGGTTCCTGTTCCCGCGCCTGTAGTTGCTGCCGCCGCGCCTGCTGCTGTAGACGAGACTAAGAAGAAGAAGATCGTGACCAAGAAGAAGGCCGATGCATAAATCTAAAAAATAAAATCAATAACAAAAATCAACAAACCGAAATTAACAAAAATCAACAAACCGAAATTAACAAAAATCAACAAACCGAAATTAACAAAAATTAGCAAATACACGAATAACAATAACAGAAATCAACAAAAATAAAAAGTTTTATGTAATTATAAACTTTTTTCTTTAATTTACAACATTTCCTGCTGTAAATTAAATTGCTTATACAATATTTATTTTTACCATGATATCCGATTTTTCAGATACATCGCACATGTCCTTTTTAATCTTAGAGATGCCCTCGTTTTTTATTCTGTAATACTGCTCTTGTTTCATGTTGAGGTGAGAGACTGGAATTTTAAACTGCTTCTCTCCTATGTCCACTTGAATAGACCCGTCTTCTAATATAAGAGTAATCAGATCAGTGTAGGCATAGATCACCGTCTCAACATATATGTTATTGTCATCATCAATAGTAATTCCCTTTGGAAGCTCGGGCTCGCATATTACCATTATTTCGCAGCCAGACCCGTCAAAATACGACTCATTATACCAGAGAGGGACCAAATACAATGCATCATTTACATACAACTTATATAAATTATTGTTCATCAAATCTGATATGCTCGGGTTTAGCCGATACACTTCAATGTTGTCATATTTTTTAACCACAACCTCCCGTATAATATCTAACATCTCCTGGCTTAAATGAAGCACTGATCTGTTATTAGAGAGAAAGGTATACACATTAAGCGCGGTTTCTTTGTCCAGGCCATCAAATAGTCTGGAGGATATTTTCTTTCCTGCAACAATTATATCATTCACAATCTTTGTTAGGACATCATCATACGCTCCTGCAAACATTGTCTTCATAAACCCTGTTAGAATATCAAAGTAGAGAGAAGAAATAGGCTCATCTGTGGATTCGGCGTCGTCATCTTCCGGTAAATGTTTACATTCTCTCCGCAGGTACTCATATGCTTCGTGTATTTGTTGAAACTTAGTTGTAGACTCCGCCGTATTGTTGTTCTTATCGGGGTGGTTTTTTAGTGCCAGCTTGCGATACTGTTTTTTTAAATAGTCTGCCGTTATATCATTTACGCTTATGACAGACAGGTCAATTTCCAATATTTCAAACGCTTCTTTATAATTCATTACATTTTATGAATTATAAACTTTAAGTATTAAACACGGCATTTATTTTATATTTGCCTAATGTATAATGGCTATTCATACAAGTCGCGTTTTTTACAGAAGAGGCATCTCTAACGATTATAATAATTTTGCGTTTGTTGCACAAGCGAATTATACCATACCCGCGCCAATGGCATTGTATTTGCGAGGATATCAATTTCAGAACAGAGTGCCCAAAATTATTACCTCTGGGTACATGACACTCCCTTGGAACAAATAGAAGGACTCTAAAAATTGTGCATTAACTTTGCCAAAGATAAAAAGTAGTTTTCAACATGGTATATCGGCCGATAATTGTTGTTGTAATATTTAAAGAAACCATATGTCTTAAGCAGCACACTGGACAGATTGGCCGGTGTAAATTTGTTCCCCTTAACAAGTGAAGAGAGAATATACCAAACACAGTCTGTTATATCTAAGTTGTAAATAAAAATGTCGTATATTAAATCTCTAAATTTTAAAAACTGCAGCTCATTAATGTTCTCTAATTTATGTATAATTTTATTGCATATAATCTTATATTGCAACATGAGATCTTCGGTATACAGATGAAGTCCCTTAATATTTGTTATGTTTTCAGCAACAAAATTTGCGGGTAACTTGGTTTTAACACATTTAACATAAGAGGTTTTAGTGGGCCTACTTATATTAATTACTTCACAGCAATTTAGTATATTATCAGGTATGAAACTAAGCTCCTCTGTAACGAGAACAAACTTAACATCGATTGACTTGTCCGTGGTTTGCTGCATATAACTATAAAAGGTCTCCAACAACTCACTATGGATGTCGTGAAAGTATTTGCACACAATAATTCCTGACTTGTCAGTCTTGGAGGAGATAATATCAACTATTTGCTGGTAAATATCATGCCAGAACAACTTGGAGTTACACCCCAATAGTGACATGTCCACCTCATAATGAATATCACTAATCTTGAAAAAATACTGCTGCTTATTAAATGTCACACTTATTTTTTTCTCGTATTTTAAATCAGACGGACTATACCGCCGGATGGATTTAAGCATTTGTGTGTATTTTCCTATTCCACTCGGGCCAAAAAAAATAAGGTTTTTAAGCTCGGGGAGTGTTTTGGGGAACTTTGCATACAGGTTGTCAAGTTTGGGGTGCAAATTTACACGGCTATTTTCGGTCAAATATTCTTCAAAGTGAGTTTCATAATACTTCATTCGCAATACTACTATTGTATATCACATATTCTTTATTTGAATTACAAACCAATATATATACCCCTCAAATATTTGAATTGGTACATTTGATACCAAAATACAATGACGCGCGGCCCATCTACTTTAGAATCGTGTAAAGTATATTGGCTTAAAAACAAAGCATTCTATATATTAATTACAATGAATATTGTTAAATCACTTGACCAATATGATGATAATAATGCATTTTTTTGCGACCCCATAAAGAATAACGTAATGAACGACGGCAATTTTATACGAATTATTTATTCAACGAGTAATTTTGTACTAAACGGAGTCTATTTACTCGTGCCATTGAACGATGTCATGTGTGAAAGGTACTATACGAAATATAGATGCGGCTTCAATGTTGCGAGACACAAGGATATTATTGAGAGAGTTCGGGTTATTGAAGAAGAACTGCTCAAAAAAATTAACATTACGAATAAGGCCGCACAGTATAAGATCTTTGAACAGCTAAAAAACGGAACCCTGAAAATTTTCACAGATGTCGGAAACAGGGCAGCGTGTTCGTTTGTCCTCAAGATATCCGGAATATGGGAGACCCAGTATGAGTATGGTCTAACCTACAAGTTTATCGCGGTTAATTAATGCCCGCAAATCCGTCGGTTCTAAAGTACTTGAGTATTACATATGCTTGGTATACAATGATTGCGGCGAATCCGCTAAGTATATAGAGAATCCACGACGATGAGCGAGGTATCTGTTTTGTACTGGCAAACTCGTCTGATGACAAGGCTTTGGCGGCAATTGTTAACATAAACCCCAAAACGGCTACAATATATGTGGCGCGGCTATAATAACCGTCGCCTACATGGTTGTCAACTATATACTTGCCGTACGTTCCCAATAACACTATCATGATTATTGTAATTGCTAACATTAATATAAACGGGCCGGTTGATGTTACCGTTGCAACTATGCGTTCCCATGTAGTAAGGGTTCGGCTTGATTGCAGATAGAGCACCAGCGTTGTGGCCAATAGAATGCTCATGCTCAATGTGGAATATCCTACAATATAGGAGGTTATTGAAGTGCGCCCCGAGGCTAACAACCCTACAAGAATCGCGACAGATCCTGCAAAGAGGAGCCCTTGATATACATATGTAAGCATTTCGGTTGTACCCATTTATAATATTACGTGATAATATTTTTGTGCCTAATTAGCAAATAAAATAATGGTTGTTTATTATTTTATTTTACTATTCATGTTACTACCCATGTTGCGGCCCATGTTATTTACTTGGCCTTCAATTCGTCTATTTCCCGCTGCATATCTTGCATCTTTGATACAAGCATCGGGATCATTTCCAAATAATTTACTGTCTTATACCCAACCGCACTGGTTTTAACCAACTCGGGGTAAATTTGCTCTACCTCTTGTGCTATAAAGCCATAATGTCGCTGTTGAGTGCTGTCAACCTTAAACGAATACTCCACCGCCTTTAAGTTTAACAGGTTGGCCTTACTGCTTTCTGACAATGCTACAACATTCTCCTTCAAAATGGCATCAGAAGTATTATAGATAGAACCATTTACATATAGGTCGTTATTAAGATAAACTGGTTTTTTACTGTCAGCTGGGGTGATTACCTGTAGCCCCGTTGGCAACTTCTTATAGATCCACACAACATAACTACCGCCAGCGCCCACAACAAATTGTTTTATATCTTGCGTATTACTCGGTTGTTTTCCACCATAATTAGCAACTGTTCCGATTAATGACATATAATATATAAACCGATTGTTTTTTTAATAAATTAATGTATTATTATATAAAAAATTAATAATATATTATATTAAATATGTCAGGACCATTTAACAACCGAGGACAGATACCATCTTTTAATGAACCGGTTTTTAATACAAATACTAACCACCCATTAATCCCAAATTCTCAGGAGTATATATATTACAGAAAATACGTATCCATTCATTCCGAAGATAGGGATATGGTTAAATACCCATCCTCGTCTGAATTTGAAATTGAAATGCCGCAAGATATGCTAAATATAGTCGCACTACGATTGGCTGACTGGTCATTCCCATCTAATTACAACACGTTTTCCGTTTACAACGAGAATGTAACCATGACATTTACAATTAACACCCCATATAATCCGAATCTGGTTAGCGGGTTCTCGGCCAGCGTACTCGCGCAGAAGACATTTGAATACTTATACCTCAACCAGGGAGTTGAGTATTCCATTCAAATCTCCGACGGTTTTTACAACCCCCAGCAAATGGCTACCGAATTGACAAACCGGTTTAACGCGGCCGTAACTGCACCCTTAACCGCCTATCTGACCGCGCAATCGGTTAACCCCTCATTAGACCCTGATCCAGTAATAAACGCCCAATTGCAGCAGGAGTATATTGCTGCCTTGGCCGCCCTATCCGCCGCAGGTGGATACACACGATTTGTTATCGTTTACAACACGGTTGAGCAGAAAATTTGGTTTGGTAATATTTGCGACGGGTTTGTACTAACAAATGAAACCCAATTTACGACAGATAAGGGAGCCAATGGCGTTTCATGTGCCACGAGAAGTCGTCTCCCGAATTACAGCGAGTGGGGATTGCCTGGAAATGTAGGCCTGCCGCGATATAACGTGACGTCAATTAGTGACCCCAGCGGCGTTTTAGCGCCGAGGTTTTATTACGGAGATGTGTTTCCGGGCGATAACGGTTACTGGCTTGTACCAGACCCGCAATTAGTTGGCTCAACGGTCTATTGGGCAGAATGCGTGTACAAAATTAATCTAATGGGGCCTGCATTTATATACATGGAAATAGAGGGGCAAAATTGTATTGATGAAACCGCGCCGTATAATTTAAGTGAATTTACAACAAAAACCAACGAAACAAATGGTATAGCGAATTCTTCCTTCGCTAAAATACCGGTGCCCACAACACCTCTTGCTCAATGGTTTGACAGAGACTCTATGCCTTATAAATTTTATTACCCTCCTGCAGAGAGAATGAGAAAGCTCAAAATCAAGCTAAGGTACCATGACGGCCAAATCGTAAACTTTGGCGTATTTAACTATTCATTTAATATTGAGTTTGTTTTGCAGTTACCACAGATCCTGAGAAATTCAAATACCGTAAAACACCCACCACGCCTATATTAGATAACACACTGTATTTTTACTTAGGCTGCAACGCCGTGTTTTTCTGATATCCATGACTTTAAAATGACAATGTCGCACATTTTATAGTCTTCACTCGTCTCGCTCGCAAAGGACTTTATATCATAGAAGCTCGGTTTCTTCATACGAGGAGTCTTGTGAAATATATAGTCGCCTTTTGGCCCCTTTCTTATGGAGAGACTCGTGCTAATCTCCCGTATCATATTGCTCCCCTCGTCAAGATATTTTCGCACTTCATCAAATGTAATATTCTCTATTGGTCGGTTCCCAAGTTCCTTTAACGTTTTGGAGTTTTCACCCCATGAAATGTACAGACCAAATTTGCCGTTTCGCAAAAGAACATCATGCCCATTATGCTGGCCTAAAATAAACTGACTTTTTGCCGATTTTTTTGTATCAATCAAGTCTTCCACCGTATAACTACCCATTTCCAGGCTATTAACATCAATGTCCTTTTTAACAGGCTTGAATGTGATCTCCTCCTTACCGTCAACCTCTTCGACGCATTTAATCACCGGGCCATATTTGCCGACCAAGTACGTATTATTTTCGTCCAGTTTGATTTCAAATTTGGTTTCATCCCGCAACCCATCCACCAGCGCATCTATCTGCGTGTTACAGCTCTTGCACAAGTCAACCCACGGCGCATCTCCCTTTGCGATCTTATCGAGAGAATCTTCCATAATACAGGTGTAATTGTAATCGAACAAGTCATTAAAATGTTTCTCCAGGAACTCCATCACAATTACTCCCATCGGCTGAATGACCAGTTTACCCTTTTCATTTCCGAACTCTCTCTTGTTTTCAATTTCAAAAATATCTTCGCCCTCCAACTCGTAGTCCTTACACAGCAGCTCGCGCCCTTTTATGTCCTCCTTCTTGACATACCCTCGTTCTTGGATTTTATCAACGAGAGAAGAGAATGTAGACGGGCGACCAATCCCCTTCTCTTCCAATAGGTGGACCAACCTGGCCTCGGTGTAATGTTGTTTTGACCCTTTAATCGTGACCTTTGCACAGACTTTTTTATATGGGATTGGTGCATTCGGTTTAATTTGCCGCAAATAATGGTAGTCCTTATTTTCAGCAGGATATTTTTTTGCCACAATCTTCCAGCCGGGGAAATCAATCAATTCACTTGTATGAACGAACCGATTGTCATGAAAGGCCGAAATGGTCGCAGTGATAGAATAAAATGAAGCCGGCGCCATGCAGCTCTCTAACGTTGTCTCCCAGATGAGCTTGTACATCCTTCTCTCCTTTGAATCCATTGTTTCAGGAAGCTCACAGAGAGAAATATGGGTAGGTCTGATTGCCTCGTGTGCCTCCTGCGGCGGTGGCTTGTCTGATTTAGATTTTGATTTTGATTTTGTTTTTGATTCACTGACAGGCTCCTTAATAGACCCCGTTATCATGCAGTCAATATTTTCATTAATATATTTTTCTCCGTCAGAATATGTGCGAGTGATGTACGTTTTAACCTCCTCAACAAACACGCCACTATATGTCTTTGAATCTGTGCGCATATATGTGATATATCCCCCTTCATACAGTAGCTGGCAAATACGCATGGTTTCTTTGGGAGAATAATGCAGCTCATTGCTGGCCACTTGCTGCAGGCGCGATGTAGTAAACGGCTCTGGTTGTGATTTTGAGACCTTTGTCGGCGAGGAGCAGCTGTAGATATGAGTGAACTCTGAGCTACCAGAGAGAAAATCGGTAATGTCGTCTTCTGTCTCATACTTCCCTTGCGGCGTCAAATCAAATGGCAAATTAGAATTGGTAAAGTATCCGGTTACGTTATATACCTTTTTCTCTTCTGCCGCCTTAATGTCTTGTTCATTGTCGTAAATGAGCCGCAGGGCGGGCGTCTGGCATCTGCCTGCACTAAGCGACTTATCCTTGCCCTTCGGCCCAGTTATAAACTTCCACAGCATGGGAGATACCTTGAAACCCACAAGTATATCCAATATTTGGCGCGCCTGCTGAGCATATACAATATCCATATTTATGGTCCGTGGATTCCTTATAGCGTTCTGTATAGATGCCTCTGTAATCTCGTTAAACGTAATACGCTTTGTTTTATTTACGTCTAATTTGAAAATTTGTGCGGTGCAATATGCTATTTTCTCGCCCTCCCTATCTCCGTCCAGTCCAAGTATAACTTCGCGGGAATTTTTGATTTCCTTTCTCAAGACCTCTATCTGTTTTTTCTTAATTGCGCTGTCAATAATGCTATATGTAGGTGTGAAATCATGTTCAATGTCAATATTCTTGAGGGATGGTAGCTCCCGTAAATGTCCGTATGTTGCAAGACACTTGTATCCAGGACCCAAATACTCCTCTATTTTCTTACATTTTGCAGGCGATTCAACGATGACAAGTGTTGTAGATGTCGCTGAGTAATTTTTTGGCATAAATATATTTAAAATATGTAGAAATAGGTTTATGTCGTTTTCATTTGTGTTTTTTTACTGGCTATTTGCTCATTTGCTTAAATTGCTTCCATGAGATGCTCACCTCGGCCTGCTTGGGCTCTGGAGCCTTTTCAGAGTTTGCGTCCAATTTCTCCGCCTTCTTAAGTGCGCTATCCACATACAACTCCTTCAAAAGGGACCCGACCGCAAATGACCCCTCATGCTGATCCATATCGCCATCCTCAATCTTTCTTAACACGTCCAAGAATCGGTTTAATATGTTGATATCTATCTCGTCCTTTCTTACCTTGTTGAAAATGTCGGTATAGTACGTGAATAAAAAGCTACACTCGCTCGCACATTCCGCGTAAATTTTTTCGTCGTCGCCGCGATACTTTGCCTTTAGAACAATCATATTATTAATTTCATTTCTCAAGACCTGGCTGTGCTTTAAATTGCGGATTAGTCCGGTCTGATCCTCAACATTATTTGCCTTGATCATGTTAGAGAGCTGCAAACGTTGTTTATCGTCCATTATACCTATAAGAAGATTAAGTATTTTATTTCTAAACTAATACACCCGAGAAAGATAAAAATATATGTATATATTAAATGAGTAATTTAACTACTGCCAATGGAATACCAATACAGACGGTCATTGCTCAACCTGGTGCCAATCCACGACAAAGCGCGTTTCTTATTACGCAGGCAAACAGTGCGCAACAGGCTTCTGCAAATAGGGCACTTGCGGGTGGTAGGAAAAAAAGACGCACGCTTTGCGGAGGGCAGGCTGTTGACGGTCGCATACCGATAGCGCTTAGTCCGTCGCCTTATCCGCAGACCGTTGGCGCAGGACAGACCACGAATGCGCAAACGCTCCAGATTGCTCAAATGGCGACACAACAACAAGCAAATCAACAATTTGACAGCAAGGCTGGCGGGTCTAGACGAAAGTGGGGCGGAAATCCCGACTGGGTTTGGCCGTGCATGAGCGGGGGAATACGTGGTGGCGTAAGCAGAGGCGTAAGCAGATCTAACAAAAGAACCAGACAAATGAGAAAATCACGACAAATGAGAAAATCACGACAAATGAGAAAATCGCGAAAATACCGCAGACACTAAAGTTATTAAGTGTACAAAACTTATATTTTTATAATAATTTTATAATAATAATATAAGTCATGCCTTCTGGAAAAAACTGGGTCAATTTTATCTATGTAAATTTAGCATTTGCAATATATGTTGG